AGGGTGCTTCCATAATGGGTACTTCGTGTGATACATACTGCAGCGAGTCATCGACTCTTTACATTCCTTGATCGCTAGTAAGGTCTCGTAACGCCAATCTGTTTTAGGTACGTCATTAGCGAGGGCTGTATCGACAGCTAAACCATCAGTGCCTGGCGAACCTTCTAAGTTATACTTTTGACGGCCACTACCAAAGGTTACCTTAGAACGTAAGCGAGTCGGTAGCCCCATCATTGCGTACATAACCAACTGCATTTGCGATGCGCTGCCCATGTTCAGTTCAGTGCCGGTAGAAGTTATTGTACCTTCGCCCATGAACTGGCCGCAGAACTCGGACAACTTTTCATATTCCTCGCCTTCTCTGGCTTTCAGTTCAGGTAGAGCACCCATAAGTAACTCGATGAATTCTTTCTGTTGTGCAGTGAGTACTACTGGCTCAGCATCTATATCATCGAAGTCGTACGCATTGACTTCAGCTGCCCAACCAGAGATACGAGATTTTGCGACTGACTCGATCGGCGTTGTAATCCCAATCGCTTCAACAACCACATTGAAGTTTTTAACAGTGGGAATAAACTTAGGCATCACAACGGTTTCTTTATACGGTATGTACTGAGATCCGGCACGCGCCTTTTCTCTGAACTTATTCATATCAGAAATAACTCTGTCTTCTACCCATTTTTCTTCGTCTGCAGCTACCTGATCACCTTTCTCTACCAGCTTACCGAATGCCTTGGTAGCTTTTCGTCTAGCAAGTACGTGAGTATTCTGACCATCCGCAGCAATGTAACCCAGTGCGCCGGCCTCGTTTCGTTCAGCGCAATTCTCTTCAAGTTGGCGTCTAACAAATGCCGTCTTTTCAATTATGATTTTCTTGTCGCGCTCATAGATCTCAGCCAACCTATCCCAGTCCATGTTGGTGCCGTTGATAAATGCATCCGTTAATGGATTCTGTACATAAGGCTCGTTCTCTTCGTAGAAATCCCATGTACCTTCCAGCATCATGCGTAGTTTAAAGAACGAGTAAAGGTGAGCAGTGACGATACTGTCATCACAACCGTAGCTCACTACTTCATCAGCAGTACATTCGAACATTCCTAGGCGGTCCCCGACTACTTCAGCATACGTTTCCTGCGTGTAATTGAAGTTTTCTTTAGACAAAGACTTAAGACCAGATGATTCATTCTCGTCTACATAAGAAGACATGATAGCGGTATCATAAACAGGGTAATCGAGTACCGTGTTGAGTTGCAGTTTAGTCACAGCACCTTCGAATGCATTGTTATGTACTACGAATTTAGTATGTTCATGAGGCATATCGTCAAGTAGGTCTTGGATAACCGTCTTAGACAAGTTGTTGCTGTCTTTATGATTCACGGGAATATAGAAACAGTACTGATTGTTTTCACCAAAGCAGAACGAAGCTCCTGCGATCTGCGAGGTCATGATGTCTACGTAGTTACCTTTTGCCGCCGCCTTATTTAACGTCTCGTAGTGAGCATCCTGTGTCTCGTAGTCAAATCCTACGCACGGACTTTTAGCAAATGCTGCCAGTGCTTCATCTATGTCTCCGTCCTCTATGTTCTCAGAGTCGAGTAACCAAACCTGAACACACAGCTCTTCATAGGCGCCAATTTTTTCTAAGGCGTTCATGCCAGTAAGAACTTTGGTAAGACGTTTTACGTCTGGGATACGGCGGAACCAATCGATAGTCACCAGCTTCTTATCTTTCGTACCGGTACACAATTTAGGTTGAAGCTTTGCCAGTTCGTACTGTAGTGCCCAGTTATCTAGGTCGTTGATAATTATTTTAAGAGGCTGATTATCTGGGCAACATTCAAGTGCTTCATGAAGTGCGCTGAAGTCTCTAGTCTTGATACAGTTTTCAATCTCATCCATACCATCGTAGCCAAATGCTTCAACCAGTTCAGTCCACTTCTTAGGGCCGAATCCTTTGATGCCGCCGTACTGGTCAGACGTGTCTCCGAGGAGTGACTTGCATAAGGTTAGTTTGTTTGGTGGAACACCTTCAGCAGGGCCGCCAGAGAATTTGAACATGTCACCCATAAAAGCTTCAAGCTTCAACTGTACGATCACGTCTTCACTGCTAAGTGCAACTAAGTCACCGTCAGTTGTGTATACCATTTTCTTGCCAGGCAAGTTGTCACACCAGTAAGCGATCAGGTCATCAGCTTCGACGCCTTTAACACGACCCACTGTACAACCAATCGCTGCCCAGAAACCTTGCATCGCATTGTAAAATTTTGCTGACTGTTCTACCTTTACAGGGTCCGTGGTGCCTTTAGCAATCTCACGTTTCTTTTTGTAATCAGGATGAAGGGAACGTCTATACTCAATACCGCCGTCCATCGCTATTAATAAATTTGTAGGAGAGACTATCTCTAGTGCTGCGTCCATATATCTTGTTAAGAAATTTCTAAATGCAAATTCTGCGGTGTTATATAACTCGCCGTCTTCGCCAATAATTCGTTCGGGATCTTTTCCCATGTTGAAGCAGTGATGCATAACTGCTCGTGCATCAAATATTACCCAAGGGCCTTCAGTGTTTGACATAACTAACTCCAGACTGTCATTAAATACTTAAAAATAACAAAGGGGCTGCATTGCCCCTTTGTCAATTACTTACTCAGTGCTACGCAGGGCCACCGTACTTGAAGATCCAAGGATAGAAGTCACCAGAATCGTTAGTAATCTTAGCGCCAACCTGACACTTAGTAATTACTTCAGATGGTTTACCTTTGCCTGTGAACTTAAGCATCGCTAAGTGACCACTGAAACGCTGTACACCTGAAGGCGGAATTGACAACATAACCATCTCACCATCAAGTTCTTCAGAACCTTCTGCATCTACAAGCATTGCAGGTACTTCAAGGTACTTCTTGATTTCAAGTGAATCAACACCCCATTCAGCTTTAAGCATTGGGACTGTGTTGCCTTCCAATGTTGTACCAGAGTCAGCCTTCATTACATCGTAACTAAAGTTAACGCGCTTATCTTTAGACGTAGCGCCTGCTGGCTTAATTAAGTACTTAGCCTTACTCTGGGTAACTACTACATTAACTTCTTTACCCAGCGATACACCGCCGTTAGTTTCAAAGATACCTTCACTAGGTAACTTGATAGAAGGGAATGAGAAGAAGCCTAGCTCAACACCTTCAAAGCCGTCTTCAGCAGATTGTTCTGCAAAGTTACCGCCGCCTGGATGTGACGCTGCTACTTCAGTTGTTTTAGCTTCAGCTATTTCAGTAGAAGTAGTAGGTGCGGGTTGTTCGATAGTTTCTGCTGGTGCAGATGCTTCGATTGGGGCCGCTACTTCTGATACAACTTCAGCTTCGATTGCTTCGCTTTCTGCGGTTGGTGCAGGTTCGTTAGCAGGTTGTGTTTCTACAACTGATTCGTCGTCTGTTTTAACGTCAACAGGTTTTGATTTCTTTTGTAATGCCATTTTGATTCTCCAAAAATAAATAAATTCTAATTTCAATTTCAGTTCAAGTTTAACCATGGAGCTACTGCTCCACGAAAATGATACTACTACTAAGTCTCTTTCATATCAACCTCCTCCGATAACTGTGGATCGCATTCTATTTGACAGGCCAGTATCCTTAACTTTGCAGCTACTGCTGATACAGAATCTCTCCGGTTAAAACTCGCGGTATGTCGCGGCCCTTCTACAAAACTAACTAGAAATTCGAAGTGCCGTCTCTCTTCTTGTACGTCGTTTAAGACAGCATCGACAAGTATGTTGTGAAGTCTATTAGGCATCGCTTTTCTCCAAGCTGTTTACGTGATCCTCTAGTACCATACCTAAGTGATGCACAATACTGTTGGCTTCGCGGCCCGAACCATCTGGGATTATGTACTTTCCATTAGGGTCAAAAGTTTCGGACATGTCCGAAACAATATCTCTAATGTCGGCACCTAAACTAACCTGTCGTGAATAAGAAGTCATCAACGATGTCACCCACTGAAACGAGTTCATTTCCTTACTGTTTACAAAGAAGGCTGTAGGGACAGCAGCGCCCAGTATTGTAAAGTAGATAGTCTGCTCGTCTTCTCCAGGTATTTTTATTTTGTACGTTCTACTTGGTAGTACTTCCATTTCGGCTCCTAGTCAGGCTTCGCAATCATGTCACGAAGTAGTTCTTTATTGTCACGGTAAACTGTATTAGCTTCCTGTTCTTTGTGTAGCATCTGCTCCAAGATTTTTGTGTAACTAGTATCAATTACATCTAAGAAGTAAATATTTACTGTCTCATCTTGGCCAGCACGGTATACCCTGTCACTGCATTGCTGTACGTCACCTGGTACACCTGTTGGTTCAGCGAATAACACATTACTGCACACTCGTTGAAAATCCAACCCAGCCCCAGCAGATTTAGGATGCGCAATAAGCATGCGACAACTGGCATCTTTCTGGAACTTCGCCTTTTCTACATTGGCGTGCTTACAGTACTTACCGCCGTAAATTATCGCGGGGTTAAAATCACCGTACCTCTCATATAATTTTTCTATAGTAGAATTAAAGTGAGCAAATATTATGATCTTATTTGTCGGCGGGTTGACTGTATCGACAACCTCATCGACAGCACTTACCCAAAGGTTTTCAATCTTTTTGTCATCAGTAAACTCCTCAGGTGTACTGACAATACGCATCAACTTCATACGAAGTGATGAATCATTTATTGCGTCGATTATCTCCTCTTCAAGTTCTAAGATGCGCTCTCTCATCAAAGTGTCGTACAGCTTCTGGTGCTTAGGGTGTAACCACACTGGGATACGTGAGACCAGTTTAGCTGGCATGTCTAGCACTTCAGATTTAAGTACACGACGAGCTTGCAAGTACAGGCTATGATAAAGATGCTCATGGTTTTTGTAAGCCAGTATCTGCTCGTACTTTACATTAGGATTAAATACACAATGCAACATCGCAAAGTTATCCCATGAACTGTACCGACCTGGCGTAACTAATCTCACTAAACCGTAAGCATCGCGCAAACCATTGTGAATAGGTGTGCCCGTCATAGGTAAGAAGTTAGACTCAGTTACATCGCGGCCCCCGATAAACGAGTTAACTACTGCGTGTATCTTAGAGTCAGGGTTCTTTAACGCCTGAGCTTCATCAGCAATCAGTACAGGATAATCAAACTTGAGATCTCTCCAGTGCTTTAAAAACATTTGATATGACATTAACAGTAGGTCAGGCCAAGTATCGGTAGCCCTCCATTTAGCCAGTAAGTCACGTCGTTTCTTTGGTGTCTGATTAAATTTTTCTATTGTTATAAAATTTTCAGCCCCTTGCAGGTTTGTCGCGAAGGTTTCACTGTACTGATTAACCAATATAGGCGGCATGATACCTACTACCTTATTGCCTAGGCCGTTTTGATAAGCAACATAAGCTTGCGATATGAGTGTCTTGCCTGTGCCTGTGTCATCGTATAGGCCGAACCTTTCCCAGTACGCTGCCTGCGATAGTCCGGTTACTTGATGATGAAACGGGACTAGCGTGGGGTCATTATTGATGTTGATCAATACCTCGCTTGCCCATTCCGGTACGTCACCTATACCAGCTTCTTCAAAATACTTAGCTAGAGTCCAGCTCATACGGTGGTTGCTTCTGATTGGAAATGACCGATGTCCAACCCTTTTTCTACCATCTTATCCATGTCTAAGACTTCCATCTCCCTAGCTTTAGAGAGTACTTCTGCTTTTTTACTTTCTAAGTAATAGCCTTCTTGATGCAGCAACGTCCTAAACTGGTTTACGTCAGATATAACCACACGTTCTTGGAAAGATCTGGCATACCGTTTATACAATGCGTGCGCCATAATCAAATCAATGTACAGTTTACCTTCGGCCATGATGTAGTGCTTGCCACTTACTATGTAAGTCTTACCGCTGCTACCGTCTTCCATACCTGCCATAAGATTAAATGCCTGCATAACTGCATCGACTTCTGTCTTACCTTTGTCTCTGCTGATATGTTGTTCTTGCCCAGATAAGTGAGCCAGTACCGCGCCTTTAAGTTCGTTTATCTCTGCTGTCATATCCAGCTTAAGGCCTTCGAGTACTTCTTGGAAAAAATCCAATCCAGTCAGTACTACTCGGTAAGAATAATTTGAACGAGCTTCTATCTTTTTAGGGATAACATCTCGGTACTCTTTCATCTTCTTACTTGTCCAGTTCGGTAGCTTATCCAAACTAGCCCAGACCATTGCACGGGACAGTCTCCACAATTGTTTTCTGTTATCTAGTACAGTGTAGAAGTGGTCATCACAACCTACTCTGGACTTAGTAGACATGCCGACTTGAACCATACGTTGTTTAAGTGCAGGCATCTCTGGAGACTGCTCAGACATGACAACAATTGGCCCTGATATTTTGTAGTCGATAACTCCAGCACCAGACCTGCCTTTACCGTCTGCTTTGGCTGCGCTTGTGACAGCACCTCTAGAGAAAGTCTGATTGTTCCATGCAGCTTTCATTACTTCGGCAAAATAATTGTAATTACTTTCTTTTATTTTAGATCTGTTGAACTCATCCAACAGTCTAGGGGCTGTTGTGGTCGATGCTGCGAAGTTAGCTACCGCCCAAGGTGTTGCACCTCCTAATGATATTGGAGAGTCTTCCATTATGTAATCGCAGCCTGACAAGCACGCAAATACACAAGCGGTTGTAGTCTTGCCTGACTCTGCATTGCCCCACAAATTTAAGATAGGAAACTGGTTCTCTACACTTTGTAGATGCACCTTTAAGTGACAAGCTGCATACCAGCCCAGTATCTGTCCAACTATGTGCGGCTGATTTACTTTCAAAAGCGCCTGTATAGTTTCTTTAAATGCTGGGTCTTTCAGGTCTGGAAATTCTTGCTCCGAGATCCTTGGAGGTGCTGGTACTCTACCGTCTACGTAATGTGTATCACGTTCTTTTTGTGCAGTAACTGAGAATCCTGGCTCAACATAAACTAGCGTTGAAAGTTTCCCTACTGGATGTCTATGAATGCCAGCAGAAAATACTTGTTGGATTTCACCCATGTCAAATTCCTTAGTGAATAAATAGTGTTTAAGTCTCTGCACTTCTTGATCTCCACCAAGAAATGCTAGATTTTTTATACCTCTAAGTTCTTTTATAAGTGAGCCTTTAGAGTCCCAAGCACTTTCCTCGATCTTGGCAGAGGCGATCTCTTTTCCTCCTACCATTATTCCTGCTTCGATACCGACACGTCGAGTCAGTTCAGTGTCTTGTGCTTTGGTGGTATAAAAATTTTCAGGCTTTATTGTGTAAGTAGTAATTCTTCGAGCACCATCTGCAGTTGCTACATAGTAACCATCTGCGCGTTCTGTGATACCGGCTAAATTGTCTTCGTCTACATCCTGTATGTCTTCCCCTTCTGCTGTCTGACATATTGGGCAACCTCCACAAGGACTTATTACAGAGAACAACGCACCTCTAGAAAACTTCCTACTACTAGACGTTGCAGCGTATCTAATCATACCTATCAGGTGTTCTACTCGATTACGTTCAGTCTTGTAGGTTCCTGATGTAACATTCTTAGCCATTTGCTCTACAATAGGCTGCCAAAAATTACGGTGCATTTTAGATCTAGCTACAAATATACCAAACTGCATAGCGGCTTGGTTAAAGTTTGATGTACCTTCGTTGGCACCTTCTTCAACCAGCTTCTGTATACAGCCTGGTAATGTCTCAGAGAACTGCGAAAGTAGCTCATCTGATACTTCAGATTCTATGTCCTGCTTTTGCTGCTTCTGTTTGAATATTACACGCTTCTTACACAGCTCAAACAACACTGATAATTTTGTAGCTTCTTTACACGGCGTTAACTGCTCAATGTTACGAGCCTTGTCAGTGAGTCTTGTATATTCTTCTACTGTTAAGTTGTTCACCTCTTCAGGTAGTAGACCTACTTTAAATTTACCGTTGTCAGCTCGTTGTACATTTTCCTGTCGCCAGAGCCGTCCTTTCTTTCCAGAGTAGACAACCATATCGACACCATCTACAAACAGTTCGAGTGCCATTTCTTTGTAAATATAAGGCAGGTAACGTATTGCCCTACCACTGCTAAATACTTTCGAAGGTACAACTATATGAAAACCTTTCTTACCTGATGCCCAGACTAAAATATCTTGTCTGTCTACACCTTGGCCTTCTAGTTTTCCTATTAATGTATGTAATGCTTCTATACTTTTATCGAGACGCTTGTCATAGTCAATGTCAAAGTATAGGCCGCCCTTATAAGTTATTTTATCTGGGTCACTATCGTCGTTAAAGTCATCCGATATAGCCAGTACACTAACCATCTGACACTGCTTGGCAATCAAAGCTTCTAGAGCTTCAGGTGTATCCAGAGTCATCTCCCAAGGAGATTGTTCTGCAATGCTGTAATATCTAAACATTTACGCAACCTCCCCTAGCGGAATAAGTCTTTCTCTTTTGTACCATATCTCTTTTTCAGAGAACTTAAGGGGTGAACTCTTAAGTGTTCTGGGATTATGATTATAAATTCTGGTGACAATACTGGGTTTTGTTTATGTAAAGTTACTGGTATCGATAGCACCACCTTTACTGTCCCACCATTGTTAGGTAACGTCACTAGATCTACTTCACCTAGATTACCTTCTACCTCTCTACCGCCTGGCGTACTCATTTTCCATTTTACATTTCCGTCTTTAAACTCAAATGTATCTAGCGAAAAAATAAACAGAGGTTCAACTGTACCTCCGTTAAATTTTGGATTGTTCATAACTACCATAGGCGCACCGTACGGCAACGTCATCTTTACTTTGCGACTGCTCATGTCAACGCCTATTAAAAATTGTTACATTCAACTTCGGTAAGTTTTTTAATTACAACTCGATAAGTACCTGACTCTCCAGCTCTAGCTTGGGTAGATTTACAGTTATAATCTTCTCTCCGAACAATGCCGCGTCTTGTGAGCATTTTTATAAAATTACCAATTACAGATCCGCTGTATTCAAATACTAGTATTTCACCTACTGCTGCATCGTTGTACTGTTCAGTAAATTCATCGTAATCAAACTTTCTATCTGGAGACTCTACAAATTCCTGCAGGGTTTCGTAATTCTCATTGTCTGGACTTATTCTTTCTATCATCACCAATTCTCCTGAATTATTTTTTATATTAAACTTTCGTAAATGTCTTCATCGTCAATCAAAGCTTCTTGCAATGTTAGGATCTCTTCTACATCACAGCCTAAGATTTCAGAGGCTTCCTTTACTGACAGCAGGTTTTGCTCGTACACAAACAACTGCTCCCCTCGCTTACCTTTCATTCGGTCTTTGTTACCTATATCTACATTGCCAGGCTCATACATTCCCTTAGGAAATAGGCGGTAAGGCATCCAATAACCGTTTTCTTTAGTCGCACCTAGCTCTACCATATGCTCGTAAAAATTTTCATAAGCAGAGTAAAGGTCTAGGTCAGTGCCTAGGCCGCCCCAGTCATTACAAACTTTGTCTGGTGTGTGCACTAACATTCTTCTGAACTGATCTCGTAGACATTCATCCATATTAACCAGTATAGAGTCTTCACCTTCTGCTACGTCACACATAGGACCTAGGCAGCCTTTGTTTTGCGACTTACGTTTCTTTATCTCTGCGTAGCTGAGTGTGACGAGACCGCCACACTTGCACTCACAGTTGTACATTAGGAAGTTTCCAGCGTGGTTTGTTTCTAAACTCTTTATAATCAACTTGCCCAGCACATCTCCGATGTCCATAGATACTCTGGAGACTCGCTTGCTCTTTCTAGCCGCTCTAGATTTCTGCAAGTTAACTATAAATTCTACTGTACTCACTTTATCCCTCGTACTTTTAATATATCCGCTGCACGTATTTTAGCTAACACCTCAGGATCTTCGACCTCTCGGGTATACCCTTTACCGCAAGCGACAATAGTATTCATAGTACATACAAAATTAAGATCTATATGTACGTACTTATAATATTCTCGCGCTACGGCTAGCTCTTGGACTGTTACCAAGTTATCCGCTGCTGGTCTGGTACTGCTATCTTTTCCTACAAGTGTTAAAGTCATAAACACCTCCTATTAAAATATAGTCATTACAAATGACTGTCAATAAATTTAACCTCGGGCTTTGCCGTGCACCAACTCTCTGGCCTCTTTAATTACGACCTCCTTATCTACTAAGAACCTTCTAAGTAAGCTTATCAGGTCATTGTTTAGTTCAAGTACAGAATAGATACAACTGGCTGTAACCGTATCTTTTTCTTCTATAGATACCGCGTGACCTATAAGCAGGTGCTTATGTGCATCGTACTCTGAACGGGCTAATTGTTTGCTTACGCCATATATCAAAGTCTCATCTATCTTAATAGATGAGGAGTAAGAGTTAGATACTGCCTCAAGTTTCTTCAGCGTTGTTATTAGCTGCATCCGTTGGTCTTTCATCGTCTTTAGCCTTTGCGTTTAGGAATTTATTTACATACTCACTTACTTTTCCTCGTAACATTTGAGCTTGTCCATATGCAATAGCTATAGAAGTTAAACCATTAACAAACTCAGCAATCTCATTATCTTTTGGCCTCTGAGCCTTAAGCTCTGCCTCATGCTTAGCATTCAGAACGTCCTCAGTAGCTCTAACAGCGCAATCATAAGCGACTACTGTTTGGTATTTAAGCTGTTCTTCATGCTTAGCGTTTAGCTCGTCTATGTGAGATTGTGGATAACAAGCAGTTGAGCCTTGGAAGCTAATTCTACTTGCTGCAATTAATCGCTTATCAGACTCTTGTACTTCTGCATAGAACACATCTGGCATATCTTTATTAACAATAGCTTCTGCTACTATTTCGCCTGTCTCATCATCCGCTGCAAATATCTTTTCCATCACTCACCATCCTTAATGCGCTGCTTTACGTTGTTAATAACATCTAAATTAGCCTTAAAGGCTCCTTCAAGTCTTTTTGTAAATTCGGTATAGCCCATAGAATTAAGAGCATCAATTATCATTCTTTGCTGTAAAGCTTGCTTACTCTCAACCTCATCCAACAACTCAAGTTTCTCACGCTGTACATCTGCTTTGTGTTTTATAAGCTGCTTACCTAAGTCATGCCAATTGTTTAAGTGGTTAACTATTGCCTGCTGGCTAAAAGGTGTGCCGTTGCAACCTATTTCACCACCAATCATTAAATTATATTTATCACTCATCACTCACCATCCTTTGCGTTTAGGGCAACTTTTGCAATGTCATATGTTGGGTCATCAGCCTTTATTTTAAAATGAGTTCTGCAACTAGCCTCTAATAAAAGCGTTTGTACTGCATTAGGGTGGCAACACATGGCACTAGTTATTTTAGCATCTAAGTAATCAACCTCTGATTGCTTGTAATTCAATTGCTCATCATGCTTTTCAATTAAATCATCATCGTTTACCTTTGCGTTTAGGATTGCTTTGTGGCATGGAATTGAATAACCCATATCTTGACTTTTAACTATATGATGCTCTGCATAGATATTCCCACATTTATTAGCTAGAGCCTTAAGCTCTGCCTCATGCTTAGCGTTTAGCTCGTCTATGATTTCATCTGCGCCAACTCGCGTTATCCATTCAGCCTGTAACTGATCAAACTCATCAGGAGTCAACGAGACTATTCCGTTAGATTTAACTACTTTGCGCATTTTACTAATCATGTTAATCCCATCTGGCATATCTTTATCACTCATCGTCTTTTACCTTTGCGCTTAGAAGTTCAAAAACTCTACCATAAGAGAAACTATCATCAAGTAGATCAAGGCATTCGTATATTGTTGCGCGCCTTATAGCCTTAAGCTCAGCCTCATGCTTACGTGTTAGCTCGTCTATGTGAGATTGTGAGTAGCACTTAGTAAGCCCATCGAAATTAGTCTTGTACCCTACAATATCAACGCCAAGTGAATTATCAACTTCAGCATAGAACACATCTGGCATATCTTTATTGGTCATTGTTTAATCCTTTCGATAACAATTCACAAATCCATGATAAGTAAAAACAAATAATCGCGATCATGCCAAACACAAAACTATAGAATGCTTGAACTACATTAAAATCAGAAAAATAACCTATAACAATATTCAAAATCATTGCTATCAACCACAAGAATTTAACTTTCATCACTCACACCTCGCTCCTATGCTGGTTTAGGTACCGCTGTTACACGGAGAATAATATCAGCGATCAGATTACCCATGCCTCGGGCACTGTTCCAGAGGCCTGACTGACCTAACAGCTGGTGAGCTGTAGTCGGTGCTACGCCTTTAACTAAGCTCTCCGGTACATCTTTCACTCTGCAGTGTTCTACAGGTGTCAGGAGACGCTCCTTGCTGTCCTCAGCACGTACTAAGAATGGTTCAGTACTTCTGCGTTTATTGTAATGGCGTCCAATGGTGCCGCAGCTAGTTGCTTCCTCAGTTAATAATTGGCGATTAGCAAATCCCTTACCCGCCGCCTTGTCAGTTACAGCCTTGTCCTTTAGGTACTGGTTGTCAGACCACGACTTATCATCTGCTGGCACCGGCTCCAATAGTTCGCCCAGGTTGTTGTAAGTTCTGCCGTAAGTCGTTAGCTGTATGTCAGCAATATTAGCTAACGCATCGATGCCGTTAGATACTGCCAAGAACCAGTAACGCTTACGCTGCTCGAATGATCCAGCCTGCTCATTGTCCAAGATGAACTCATGTATCGCATAGCCCATACGTTGTAGCTCTGCCTTTATCAGCATGTATGTGGCACTGCCTTGAGCCTCTACCACGTTCTCACTGCTGATGATTGCAGGGTTTGTTGCCTTGATGGATGCCATTACTCCAAACACGGCTGTAGCGTCAGTAGGATGCTCTTCAGCTCTGCCAATTTTGTTCTTCGACTTACCAGCAATACTATGACCGGTACAAGGTAAACTGAACTGAAACACATCTACCGGAGCTAATAACTCAGGTTCCAATTCTTCTAGACTTGCTTCAAAAATTACAGTGTCGTCATCGATGGCGGTGTTGTTGTCCAAGGCTACTTGTAGGTAACTTCCATCACGATCTATGATCCACTCCAATGAAGACTCAAGGCCACCTTCAGCCATACCCTGTTTCATGGCTGCGGCAAACACCGCGGCCCCAGAACAGGCAGAACCTTCAGTTACTTTTCCGGCCTTACCATTTTTCTTAAGACGATCTTCACGATCATTTAACTTTATGTCTTCGTGATGCATCTCAATAAGAATTGTACCATTCGTATTGAATGTAGCTTTTACTTTACTGGCACCTTTGAATAGTTTTGTAACCGTTTCGTTACTGAAATCCAAAATTGGAATTTCCTTATCACCACGTTTACGTCCGGCCACCTTACGTTCGCCTTCTGGATCTAATCGAAGTAATATTTTCTTAGTCTCTTCATTGACCAGAACACTATAAGGCTGGTGACGTACAAACCCAATGTCCGCTAATTTTTTACCTTCAAGCCAAACACGTTTATGGCCACGGTGATCACCTAGTTTTGAATAGGTTACTTGTGCTGTTTTGTCGTTCATGAAATTCTCCTGAAATTACTTAGTAAATTTTAACACCTTGTAAAAGTTATTAGACCACCTACCGTTACGTCTTAGGTTAGCATATACACTTTCCAATACTTCAGATCTCAACAAGTGTTCAAGAAAATCTAATGTATCAAACTGTATTAACTCTTGAGAATCTATCGCAAAATATGCATACGCTCTATTCTCTAACGGCCTTTCGATAGCTTTGGCAAGATCTTTGTAGTCAACATGGTTCCCATAATAGTTGTCTAGCAGATCAGCAGTCTGCCAACTGGTTTGATATGTCCGTCTATTGTAGATAGACCATATATGCCTAGTACCGTTAACAAACGAACTGCCTCTATTAGTATTCGTCTCGTGAGTATACCCAAGTGACTCGGCTAACTTTACTTCACCCTCGTCTGCATATGGCATTTTAAATTCTCCTTAAATTACGCAGCTTTATAAGGCCTTCCTAGTGATCTTTCTTCAAGGAAAAACTCTGCTGTACTGTATTGTCGTTTCATCTTATAGAAAGTCTGCTCAAATGAAAGACCTCTAAGAATCCACCGATAAAATATTGCTTTGAATCTATCCAATGTCGGAGGTATAGCGTACCTCTGAGATGTATACATTCTTAGCAATTTCACTTCAGCTTTTTTAGTTGATCGCCGGTTCACTGTTAGGCGAGCCATCCTTCTCAACTCTTCCAGCTTCATATTTGAATACTTGTCCCTGTACTTTGGCACAACTAAATTATCTAACTCGTAGGTAGATAACGTAGCTAGGTCAACCAAAGTATAGGGGACTTTGTATCGCTTACTCATGATCTAAGTACTCCTAAAATATTCGGACAAGTCCGAAAGTTATTTACGAATAACAATCATCATAGTAGCAATGTTTGTTCCACTGGACTTAAACATACCTGCTGGCAGCTCTTCAATTTCGGCCTCTACTTCTAACAACCAAGCGCGAAATGCTACCTGCTTTTTCTGATTACCTTGTGACCAAGACTTGCTAGCTAATGACACCATTATACCTCCGTCAGCTAGGTGCTGGTACATCTTGCGGATATGGTCTACGTCCTGATTTTTGGTGAACGGAGGGTTCGCAATAATCCTATCGAACTCGCGATTAAGCATACACTCGCCGTTCATAAAATCATCTTCAAATACTTGGCCGATGTCCATCTTACGCAATGCCTTAACTCGTTCAGGTTCTAGCTCAACCATTGTGATCAATGCATCAGTACCTGCATACTCTTTGACCAGTGCAGCTTCACCTGCTGACGGCTCTAACAATCTGCACAGTGGTTGCATATTAAGTTTACGTTGCATACGTTCTACTACAGATTCAGGTGTCGCAAAGAACTGGTACTTCTTTTTGTCATCTATCTTTTCGCCACCTACCAGACGTGCAAGTACTTCTCCGGCGTCACCTTTAAACGTGAAGCCGCACTTAGAATATTTACCACCTGCTTTTGTCAGAGTTCGTTTAACTTCTGCATAGTTTTCAATTGCAGTGTCTGGAAGGTTTAAGCGATTGCCGTCAACAATCATAAGTTTTAGTGATTCAATTAATTTTTCATTCATGGTTTTATACTCTATCGTAATATTTTTGTTTGCGACCATCGCCTGCGTATTCAAATTCCGCATTGCTTCTGATCTCGTCGTGTTCTTCTTCGGAGTGAACTCCGAACAAGGTGTAGTGAGTAGGGCCTGAGTTTTTCACTGTACGCAGTTCCCTGAGTAGTGGAAAATACTCTTCTCTATTTACTGTTAGTGTTGCCAGTCTCATCAGCCAGTCGCCTTCTCTAAAATAAACACGCATGACAACTTCTTTGAAAGTCTCATCAGCTATTTTAGAGTGTACTTCTAGTCCAGTTAACATGCGGCCTCCTAATAAGTAAAGTTAAGGTCTTTATCTATGTTACGTACCAGCCATCTGATCTTTTTATGTAGTTCGTTTATACCTTCATCGTTAACAATGGTGTCAGAAATAAACGCATCACTTATTCCGTTCTCGCTACTGTGGCCAGACTTGCTAATCTTTTCCATTCCTGGCCGGACTATTTTGAATACCATACCGCCTCGCTGCAGAATCATCTTGGCTTCGTTGTCGAAGCGAACATCAGTGAAAACTGTATTCTTTGACGTAGCTGCAATTCTCTGTTGCGCTCTTAATACCCACAACTCTGGGTGAACTATATCGCGGCCCCATTCAGTACCTAAGGTCTGCAATAGTTCACGGTAGGTTAAGTCTATGCCGTCTGGTCGATAACCTGCTCGCTTACCTAACTCCACAGCTTCTACAGTAGTTCCAAACATTGCAGCCAGTGCTTGGTACATTGGCATTGCGAATTTGTCTACTACAAATCCTTCGTTTACTACTAGGCAATTTCCTGCCTCATCTTTTCCGCAGCCTGCGTCACCATGTAATCCAATTAGTTTATTCATTGTCTTTACCTTTAATTAAAAAATTTAGCGTTTGAGTATTTAGCGATTACCTGACGCTTAGCGTCAGACCTATTCTTGGCTCTGAAGAATGCATACAACTCATTCTCTGGGTCATCTGTAGTGTAGGCACAGTACAGAGTGTCACCGCAGCCCCAGTAAGCTCCTCCAGAATCGTACGCTCCGTCAGAGGACATTCGAACCTGCACTAAGTGAACTGTTTCAGTTACCTTGTCAGGCCAGTGACAGTTTCGTCCTATTGGCGCACCTCTAGAACAATTTACTTCCGGTAAATCAATAGCCATATCAAAACCCTCCAGTAAAAGTTATTACTACAAAGCCGTCAGTAACTGCAGCCTCAAACATCAGACCTTGTTTCACTAGCTCGTGAAGTGTCTCACCTAGCATGTCTATCGGTATTGTCAATTTCATGTTTCATTTCCTATTTGTTCTAAGTTTACTAGTACACCAAATCGATAGAACGTTAAGTCGTAAAACTCTACTCGATCACCTGCCAGCAGCGAGTCGGTTTGAAATACCATCTCACAATCTGTATCAGAAAGATCCTGAGAAAATTTATAACCATCTTTAGTTACAATTGAATAGCTAAAAATTACCCCAGTCATAGTTGCGAAACCAGACGCTTTATAGCGGTTAAATCCTAAACTGAAGATACTTAATTTAGCTAGCGTCTCGTTTTTTCGGTTTCTTAGATAGAGATGGGCATCTGATTTTTGCTTCTTAGGTTTACGTGAGAACAACTTATTACAAAATCTCTTTGCCGAGGCTGTCAGGTTTTTCATATCAGCAAACCTGAGTCTAATTTATTGAACTCGTTTATCTTCCAGTTGGTGCCGTGGACAGTGATGGCGATATCTTTCTTAGTGCCATCGCATAACTTGCACATCTTGCAGGTCATATCAGCGTTCTTTTCAGCTGCACAGATTGTTTCTTTAACAACTGTCTCTTCACCTGTTTTCTTTATTCTGAAAGTTTTCCAGCCTTTAGCGTTAGCCGCTAATTTGTCTTGTAAATTATCAACCGATGCCATGCAATAATTTTGCAGTTCTTGGTCGCAATATTTCCAAGCGTGGGTATAGCCAGTATTGTTACGAGCGCCTTCAGATAACTGTTGCCACACCGTTAGAGGTACAGCTGCCGGATCTCCATAACTACCGAAACGCACAACCTGGTCTTTGCATAATTCGTTAAGGTTCTCAGCTACCTTCATGTCTCGGCGATTGTAAGCATGCCACACCGCTGTTGGTGCTTGGTGTACTAAGACATAACAGGTCTTACCTCTAAGCTCACAGGTGCCGCAGATAGATTCATCAGCGCCTGTCTTTAATGCTTCGTTTGGTGCCATATCCTTACGTAGAATATACGTCTGAATAATCGGCCCAGTCTTTCTATTAGCACTAGGGCGCTTGAATCCAGTAGCCAGCACAATGATCGGTGACCCGTCTAACAATGACGGCCCGTCGTATACAAGGTACATACTATCTTTAACTTTTTTAGTCATGAAAATTCTCCTGAAATGTTCGGACATGTCCGAAAGTTACTTTGCAACTAATTTGTACTGATTGTGTCTTGTGTTGTAGGTGTAAATCAGTTTCGATTTGTCACTAAAGACACAGGTATATTTTACGCATTTTCCGCGGTCTGTATACAGGCTCTTAATTTCCTTAGGCGTCTCATTTACGGTGTCTGAAAAGTCTAACCGTTTACCCCACTTTGTGGTTCCGTAGCCGTCTTTCATAGACAGTTGAACACAATCTGCGGCTAGTATTGCTTTTCGTAACTCTGCTGCTTTAGTCATTCTAAATTCTCCAAATTAAATACAATGTCGTTCTCTAAGTTCTTCTTCGGTGTACTCTCCTTTATAGTAGTTACACCATTTACATCCCCGTTGGTGAGGAAAATACCAACCATCGCATGTACATTTTACCCGTCTCGCATACTCTCTCCTCTCTTTTTCTACACAGTGTAAATTAGCACCGCATGCTTTACATTTAGGCTCCTTTACATATAGGTGTTTAGCCTTATTTAAAGTAACCCGCATCCTACATTTTTTACTATTGCACCTATACCGGTTAGGCATATTAGCTCCAAGTATTTAACGGGGCACATACTCCAAACATTTCGTACTCGTGATTTACATTCAAACTAGTATCAACACCTAAACTGAACAATAAATAATGAATCATCTCATGCTCAAGGATTGTAGTACGTTCAAGTCGTAAGATTTCAGCGAGTTCTACTACAATGATCCTGTCGTACTCGTAAGTGACGCCAGCCGCAGTACCTCTATTAAGGTCTTCAACTACTACAATGTGTGGGCCTTTACTTACTGACAAACCGGTGCAAGCTTGTACTCTATCCCAAGCATTTACAAACCAGCTTATATCTAACTGCTCTTCGGTGTGAAATTTTACAGTAATGCCTGTCCGAGCATCTCCTATGTCATAGTCACCGCTAGTAAATCCAGAACCGTAGTCACCATTAATATCGCAACCGGAAAGCGCCACTGACGCTAGTATAAAAAATCCTACTAATAAGATTGTCTGTTTCATTACTCTTCCTCTGTTAGCTCTACACTTAATAATTTAGCCAGTCTCTCTACTGCGTCAATACTTGAGTTTACTGAATGATTATCAGGCACCCAATCCCCATCACCTAATAAATTAAAATCAGTCCTTAGGTTTGACAGTAGTTCAGTAATTTCCTGCCGGCTCTCTTTGTCGTACCTATGTACGTTAGTTGCCAGTGCCATTTTCTGTATCCTCTTGCATGCTATGCATTATACCGTCCACTGAATCCCAACCTTGTAAATAACGTTTTACGTAGTCGGTACTTTTACCTTCTTTGATAAGTGCAAGTTTTGCTAACTCTCGCTTATCTTTATTTTCTACGCCATACAAAACCAGACCGTCTAAAATTCCGGCCAGATAGTCTGTGACCATGTCGTCAGTTATCTTTCTCTTTGCCCCTGTAATTGCCTTAGCTACAAGATCAACTTCAGCTCCCCACAACGACCAACTAAAATCAATCTGCATGTCATCGTTAACTATTAGACTTGGGTGTCTAGTATTTTCATGAGCCATCATAATGTCCTCCAGATTAGTTTAAGTCATCCATATAATTTAAGTTGTCTGACCTTCTTATATGTACACCCCAAGTATTTATATAAATAAACTCCCAACCGTCTGGGAGAGTATAGTTACCAGAATGGTCGTAGTTGTAACCTTTGTACGGCCACTTATCTCCGTAACCATTCTTCAACCGTCTTTGGGATTGCTCGCATTGAGCTTCTGTAAGTTCGATAGTTTCACCCATCATCATCTCCACAATTAAACATAATTAATACAGTCACTACTACACCTACAGTAAGGCAGCAGAACACCATTATTCCCATTACAAATTGAACCTCTGTCATACTCGTATAGGCTCTTCGAACACATACTCAATAGCAGACTGACGGAAACCATAAACAACCTCTTCATGATGTACTGACTTGAAGTACTCTACGTAACCATCTTCACGCATTGCCATATGCTCATCGTAACCAAGGTTACGTTCAATCTCTTCCAACTGGTCACGATTTACATTAGATAAAAAGCGTGCCCGAGTTATCTCAGTTCGTTTATCTATGAGATCGACAAGGCCGCCCTCTACATGTACATCGTCTGGGTTCCAATTAACACAGTCGCTGTAAAAATCTAATCGTTTATTTGGCATCTAAGTTCTCCTGAAATGTTCGGACATGTCCGAAAGTTAATTAGAGCTGAGAGCTGGACTCGAACCAACGACCTCCACCTTAATAGGGTGGCGCTCTTCCCGTAGTGAGATACAGTCTTAGCAACAGTCTCACCTATTACCTCGCCTCTGAGCTATCCCAGCTCTAATTAACCTTATATTACTACTCTTATACAAGAACACTCTTTGAGATTATACCCCTCCCAAGGGGAACCTGCCTCGTTTTACAGAGTGGGAATACAGGTGAGTGCTCTTATATAAAAATAGTAGAAGTGGGAAGGATCATCACCACAATAGATCCTCCCACCAAGCTATGACTGGTGTGATTTGGGCACCGCCCATTACGTAACTACATTGTCCTATCCTCCAGTTAAGGTTTAGTATTTAAAAATTACAGTGCTTGATTAGTTAGTCTAGCATACTCAATTGCGTTTTCGGTTTCACCTGTATCCACAAACTCTTTGAGAGCAAGTTTAGGCATGTTACGCGGGCCACGAGGCCGGCCCCTGTTGTGTGCAGAAAATATTCTTTCCTTCTTACATTGGTCTATAAGATTATGCAGCCGCTCAACAGATGGTATCAGTTTATAAGTAATTTTTAAGGCTCCAGGAAGTTTTATATATACCCAGTCACCTTCATGATTTCCACTTTCAATAGCATCGATGGCGAGCAGTACTCGTAGCTCGAACTCTTGAAATAATTGTTTAGCTGACACAATTCCTCCTTAGGACTTGTCCGAAAGTTTAAATGTTACAGGTTTGTACTGCTGACTTAGCCTTAATATATGCTGAATATTTTTCATCATACGCATACTTCGCTTTTACATGGTCAGTCAGTTCTTTAATTCGTTTCTTGTCCTTAAGGATAGTACCCATAGAACTTAGTGGCCCCTTTATTCCTTTTTGGTATTCGAACAAGTTACTGGGGTAGGTGTAGGTAAGCGTATCTTTAGTACTCGCACTTTCTTTTGCGAGTGTAAGTACACCCCATTTATTTTCACCATTATTACCTGTAGTTACACCTTCAGGCGGTACTGGTACAGGGTTTTTACTGTAGATGGCTTTTGCTTCGAAGAACTTCTCAATTTTAGTCTTGTGCTCTAGTAGAAACTCTTCCAGCAACTCTACAGCGTAGCTAATCTCGGCGGCTGATGGGTTTGTTTTGCCAAATCGTATACCAGATATTGCAAACAAAGGTTGGCCGCATGGCCCTACTATCTCCATATATTTCTTATCTTCCTGAACTCGTACATGGTAATCACCGAGTCGGTTGTTATTCAATAAGGATTGACATGCTTTACGTAACATTAAACTCATAATAATTCTCGCTTTTAATTTTCAATTTAGTTTATAAAATAAGTGCAGGGTAGTTCATGTGATGATCAGGTACATCTATATGTACAATGAACTGTGTACAGCCTTCTACAAGGTCGGGAAGTTTGCCATTAAATCTCAGCTCCCTTACCTCTTCGAAGATCTCGTAAATTTGCTCCTTTTCTGTTTCGTATGAGCCAGTAGAATAGAACTTACCGGTAGTTGGTTTGAAATAATTAAGATTTACTTTCACAATTTTCTCCTAAAGTAATCCACGTTCGGCAAAAGATACGACTTCATCTCCTACTATAAAATGATCTAACACCCGCATATCTAAGAAGCTAAGTGCCTCCTTAAGTCGTTCAGTGATGCGTTGATCTGCGCTACTTGGCTCAGTATTGCCTGAGGGGTGATTGTGTACAAAAATCACTGCCGCTGCATTGACCTTCAATGCAGACTTAACTACTTCACGAGGGTATACACTAGCACCGTCTATAGTGCCTCTGAACATGTCCTCTACCTCAAGTACACGGTGACGTTGGTCGAGCCATATGCATGAGAACACTTCGTGCTCAAGCTTTCTGTATTTTACCTTTAGGAATTGGCGCATAGCTTCTGGAGAGTCCATAACCTCTCCGTTTCTAACTTTAGTTTCCAGTATCCGAGCTGCCGCATCTAGGATGTCTTCTTCCAGCCAGTGTTCTATGATAGGTGTCTCTACAGGAAACGCTTCACTGAAGCCTGCAATTTTAGCTGGGTTCTTCTTATAACTATCACTTACTACGGTGTTCCACAAGTAAACCTCGGCGTCATCCAACTTAGCAAATGCCTCTTCAGTGTTTTCAAATATTACATTGAATGTCCCACCGTTTACGTCAATGTAAATAAAATACTCCTTCTGGTTTCCGTAAGTGTAGCCACAGATACTGGCAAAGTAGTCAGCTAAATCTACGTCTATACTGTCTTCCCACTTTCGTTCACCTATAAATTCCAAGTAGGTCATTTTACTTGGCACTTTGTACTCAACTTCTTCTTCTGAATTTACTTTGTTAGTCATAATCTTATCGTCCTGAGTTACCTACGTTAGTTACTGCCTCTGCAAAATTTTCTAAACTCTCCAAAGCCTCTACTGGTGCGAATCTATTCTGTCCACCAGAGTAATCCTTACGGCCGTTACACGATCTGAACAATATCTCGCTGCCACTTCCTGCCAGTGGTTCGGATACTTGCACATACACCTTTTCAGTGTGTAACGTGACCTCACCAGATACGGCAATGCCGCCCTTATTAACGCTCAGGTCATACTGCCACTTGTCCAACCCCATCGCCTTAGCTAGGTTACGTAACGCCTTTTTACATTCAACATGAAACGTAGCTTTGTTCCTTTCGTTGTAGCAAATTTGCGACTTCATTATTAACGATAATTTTTTACTCATTTTAAAATTCTCCTGAAATATTCGGACATGTCCGAGAATAAAAGGGCAGTACCTCAAGGGCTAGGTACTACCAAACATGGTGGCGGTTGCTGGGCTCGGCCTTTGTTATCCAGCGTTAGGTTGCTTGAGCGTTTTCGATTGGTTGTACATAAGACTCTGTAAAGTCTCATACACATAATCTACTTGCTCGTTGCACCATCAAGAGCAGCTTACAGGCTGCACCACCATAAACTTAACTTTTGTAAAGGAAGTGAGTTCCGCCGTCATAGGCTTCCCAATAGTATCCACGCTCTTCTACAAATTTATTTAATTGGTTGTGTACCATCATGGTATACATAGTTTCGTCTGGGTCTGTCTCCCACGCATCATTACTAAATGCTTGCATACCCTCGATGTAGCTACCTTCGCCAGACCACACAAGTCTCCTTTGGCTATTATCAAACTCACCGCCGTCCTTAAACCAACAGCCTGGAAACGCTAATTTTAGTTCGCCCAAGATTTTCTTCTTCTCTTCCATAAAGTCTTGTTCAATAAGTCCGTCAGCTTCTACCATTTGCTCAGAGCTAACAGCTGGAACTATAAAATCAACTGGCGTCATTCTTAATGTCATTGTGTTACTAACTTGTGTACTTTCGCACAGTTCAATAATTTCCTTAAGCGTTTCTATGTAGGTAGAAGCGTCTTCAAAATTATCTCTATACTCAGGGTCGTTAGTTAGCATAAATTCTACTGCCGTAATTTTACGGCTTTCAATTTTCTTATCTAGTCTAAGTTTAATCGTTGTCAGTAACTTAGTCTTGTAAGCTGTCTCTTGGCTACTCATGATATTTTCCTTTCGGACATGTCCGAATGTTATTGGCCGATAATATCGAAACTAGTACTGGCCATTTTAATTTGCACATCAAATCCCAGATCTTTAATTTTACGCAGCTGGTCACGACTTAATGTTTTTGTTCCTGCTAACTGACAAAAACTTTTAGCATTGTCATCTACAGGGTAGGCAAGTTCTTTGCCGTATTGTTGCTTTACTTCAATTGTAACAGTTGGTTTAATCATGTCATTATTCCTAAGTCTCTAGGCGTTGCCAGTCTAGCTGACGCCATCTTATATTTTTTACCATACTGATTTTCTAGTGCACCTTTCTCTGCACCTTCTTTAGTTTTGGATGCGACAATTTTAGTGCCGCCTCCGATACGTACCACCCACTTTTTAACTTTGCGAGTGCTCCAATATTCTTCTGCATTAAATTCTTCACTCATCAGGTTTTTCCACCTCTGTGATACAGGTCTACAGAGTACTATACATAGCTGCACCTTAGACCATTTTATTAAACGCAACACCGTGATAGTACCTTTGCTTTTTCTGCTTCTTACTACGTGAATAACAATCAGCAACCATCTCCCAGTACTTGTCTTCTTTCCACTGGTGAACAGAGTAATAACCTTTATCAGCTAGTGTATAACCTAGGCTGCACAGGTCATTTAATCTGTCTTCTTGCATCGATGCTCTATGCCTGGCTAATTGGTAGTGATACCCTGCATCATGTTCAAACGCTGCATCTTCTCCAGCCGTTTCTGTGTCTGTAAAATTACAGATACGTTCAGCTCTTGTGCCGTCTTCCTGTTCATAAATAATTTTAAATTTCACGCCGCCTCCTAATAGCTTCTTGCGCAGATTCTCTACGCTCTCTAGTCATTACTTTATGTTCGAGACTAACAACATACATAATGTGAGTATTACATTTATGTTTGCTGTCTTCCAACATGAACATAGCATGAAGTATAGTCATTACTCTTTCAGGGTTCACGTCGTCTCCTTTAGCTTTCGGACATGTCCTAAAGTCCCAAAACCTTTCTAGCTTTCTCATCCGACATTATATGGTCGTACATACTGTTACACATACGTTGTCTCAAGTTGCCGCACTTAGGCTCGCTATCAACATCATAGCCATTCATTAATAAATAAAACTCAGCCAACGCGGCCTCAGTCTTAAGCGTAATAGTGACAGGTTGAAACTCTTTAGCCTGTTCTACTCTAAAATCTAAATATGTGTCAGCCATCTTTTCTTACTCCAGTTAGTGTATAAAGATCTGTGAACGTTTCTTCACAGTTGTTACAAAATACTTCTTGTGTGCCGATGCCAGTATCGCCGTTAAAACTACCAGCAATATCTAGCGCATTACTTTTGCAGAATGGGCAGCGGTTGCCGCCGTTGGTTACGTACTCATCCTTCATACTTTTAGTAAATACATGCTTAGCCGGTTCAATAATTTCATCCGGCTTATATACTTTAAGCAGTACACTAAAAATAACCTCACCATAAGGTTCAGCCATTCTCAACGCGGCTCTGTTCTTGGCCGCCATACCTTTAAGTAAATTCCTGGCCAGCTCTATATCTTTAGTAACTGAAATGCCTTGCGCTAACTCTTTCATCGCAGCTGTATCACTGTCACGCACTATCTTTTTCATAGCGTCATTTATACCGTCTCTATGTTCAGCAACACCAGCGCTAATTTTAGCGTCTACTTTATCACTCGCTCTACTCGTACAAGCTTGGCAACGTGTAACTCCGTGCTGTATACACTTAGCAGGGCCTATCTCGAATAAAAATAGTTTATTTATTTCCTTCTGCATCGGTGTGTCATACAGTTCTGGATCAATATAATTATATTCAGCCATTTTAATTTGCTCCTTAGTTTTCGGACTTGTCCGAATATTTAATCAGGCTCACCTACAAAGTTAGCTAGAGCCAGTTCTAATGTTTCATACCTGCATTTTTGTGGTTGACGATCAAACGAACCACCGTAACTATAAGGCCAAGCGATATGGCCTTCCCAACTTAGCAGAGCCAGTACATTGTTTGGTGAATATGAAATGGTTAAGTTCTTGTCTTCTGTATTTTTTAAGCAGACGTAATAGTCTTTGTGGTGAGTTACTGTCCATTCACCTGCGGCCCCAGTTAACTTGTCACCTACTTTAAGTGCGTCTGAGTCTTCAGGTTCCATCGGTTCAATATCTTTCATCCAGCAACAATAAAAGCACGTAGTATCACCAGACCATGTATGACCTTCTTTCAGTCTGAACATCTTACGTCCAGATTCGTGCTTTGGTTTTTCTTTCACTACTCTAGAATTCATACCTTTATTAAAAAATTCTTCGTAGCCTACATAAACACCAACACCGTGCGGTAATTTATAAGGCCGGCCCAGTTCAAGGTCAGTATATTTTATTGTCATGATCGCTCCTATACTTTCGGACAAGTCCTAAAGATTTTCATACCAATCCATGTATGTAGACTTAAGCTCCGCATCGTTATGCAAATTTTCAACCATCTCCTCTACATTCTCACAGAGATACATGATACGGATAGCGGCCCCAGTTGGTGTATTGTCAGTACGCTCCCAATCAACACCAAACAGAAAAGAAAATTGTGCGTCCGTTAAAGCAAATGTATCTTCACAATATTGAAACCAAAAGAACACTGCCATATCCTTACTCATATGATCTTTAGTAAATTCCAATCCTTTAACAAATGGCGCATGCCCTAAAGCACAACCAATAGTCCCACAATTATCTAATGATCTAAACGGCACCCCCTCCAACAAACGTCCATCAGGTTTCCTAGTTATCTGACCGTAATCAGTTGCAGCATCAACTTCATGCGCAGCATCAACTTCATGCGCTCTATATTCACGCATATCAAATTCTTCTTGTGTTACGTTGTGCATTAAATGTTGTGCTAATAATAATAAATTTTCTTTAATCATGATGGCTCCTTTATACTTTCAATCATCTCATTGCACTGCTCACCAATAGACTGGATAAGTTTAGCTTTAAGTAAGTTTATCTTTTCAATATTGGCCAGCTTTACATCATCTTCGTAATAAATTTTTGCGTCTAGTTGCAAACTGTCACAGTCAACGCCGCGCATATCTGGTTCAAGTCTGAACTTACAGTCGCCTTCAAACTGAGCTGTCTGAAGACTAGTAAACTTTACTTTGCCCGTCGGTACAGGTGCGAAGATAGTACATTTGTCATAGTCATCTAAGTGGTTGCATTTTGTTTGGCTCATAATTTTTCCTTTAGGACTTGTCCGAAACTGTATTCCAGTTACATCCACATAACATCTGCATAAGCATTTCTATTAGCCGATACAGCATGTGAAAAGATTCGTTGTTTACAATGGTTAATAAGTTTAGTTACTTTATCTTGGTCACACTCTGGATAATCAAAAATAGTTGACCGCAACTTGCGCACCAATCGTTCAAGTTCTTTAGTTCTTTCAGGTGTTAAATTCATAAGGTCTCCAGTGTAATAAGTGAATCTGTTTTAAATGTAAACAAACAGATTTAGTTATCACACTGAAAGTAAGTACTAGCTGCCAGTGTACCTAACATCATTTGTAATGCGCTGAGCTTAGCTCCTTTGCGTTGTTACAAGTGTTAGCCAGTGACTGACCCTTACTTTCAATGTAGTCACTCCTCAGACCTTTTCGGTCTAACCATAAATTACCTGCGTTGCATTATCATGTCTTACGTGCTGCACATTAAGCCAATGGGTTCCAAGTCAGTTAGTTTGCTCAGGTGTTAGTCCTATCTAGAGCCGTTGTATTATTTGAACAGCTCTCGGACATGTCCGAAAAAACTCTAACCAGTTACCGCTTATATACTCAGGGTCTTACAGTTGGTTACGAATCGCGGGTAGCAATTCATATATAGTAACCAATCAAGCCAGCACTGCTTGCAACGATCACACTCTGTGATCCGTACAGTTCTCTACAGTAATTTGTCGAGTGAGGTCTCGGCTTGTCAGGCCGAGCACCATTTAATCTAGTTGTTAATTAGCACGTCTCTAGGACTTGCACCGGCTTGGGGCCGCTGCCGCGTTTACTCATCACCTGTACAATCTGTGATGCCTTTAGTAAGGGTCAGTTAACATATACGTTAACAACCTGGCCCTTAGTGAAAGCTTCACTCAAATACAATGCTGATGACCATCAAGGCCAGTTCAACCCAAATTAGCTCTAACATGTCGTTCTCCATAAATGCTTCTAAAATATCTCTCGGACAAGTCCGAAAGTTGCGTTATATCAATTAGCTATTACTAATTGAGGTAGATCAAAAAATATTACAGCCTTATTAGTCCCATCAATAACAGTGTCATAATTACCGCTATGGACAGTACTAATAATAGTCGCTCTCCTAAGTATCTGAGTGAGCCACCTAAAGTACCATATTTAATACCTTCAACTATCCACTCAACTATTTTATAAATTGCAACAACTGCCAGTATAAATCCTAGTCCAGTCAAAAACATATAATTCCTACCCTATCCACCAAACCACTGCGCTTGATACAACCAGTACTACTGTAAGCGCCACTATCAGCCTTGCTATTATCTGATCTTTATTCATGACGCGGCCTCCTTAAGGTCTAAAGTAAGCCATTACACAAAGTACAGCTACTGCACCTAATATAATGGTCATGTCTATTCTAAATGCCCTACGTATGCGCTGATCTTCTAGCTGTGCATCGTAGTAGCGGTAGTCTTTCTTAATCATCTGGCCGTTACGGTTAGTCATCTCATTTACCTCTGTCTTTAGTTTAGGACAAGTCCGAAAGTTTTACTGCTTCGGACGCTTTCCTCCATTTCTAGGTACCATTATACACCTATTATTAGGATATGTCAATACCTCAGTATTAGAGTATTGGAGTATTAAGGTTTGAATGTGTTTGTACAGTTTTTGTGTTTTTGAGTGGTTTGTATAGTCAGGTCGTCACCTTAAAATATTAGCGTATTAGAGTATTTAGGCTTATTTTATTTGATATGCATGAGGTGTGCCAGAATTCTGTTTACACGTTTCCGTTCATCTCTTTTATTGATGGTGATGACTAACGGTAACGTGTCCTCTTTTTGGTTTAATATGTCCGCGATAATATTAGAGTATCTATGTATGCCCTGTTTTTTAGGTGGCGGTGGTATTTTAGGTTTTGTGTGGCGTCCTTATAGTATCGGTGATTGTGTGAGGTGTACCTGTGTGGCGGTTTCAACGCGGCCCCCGTATTTTTGAGGGTTCGTTTTCCTCCTTTACATTAAAAAACGTTTTTCAAAAAACACCTAGTCTCAGACAAATAATATTAGAGTAACCCTATATTACACAGTAATTTTTTAAAGAAGCCGAAAAAGAAGACCCTATGTCGCTAAAAAGTTGTTTGTCAGAACGCGGGGGCTTGTTCCGAAATTTAGCTGATTTGGAAGTCTACCCCCCTTCACCTAGGGCGAGCTAAATGCCCAATGTAGGATACACCCTTACTTATATATAATAATAAAAAAAATAATTTAATATTATATATATAGACATGCTGCGCATGCTGTGAGAACTGTAGATAGCCCTGAAAGCCCGCCACAGCAGCCTCTCAGCCCTCTGGGGCCGCGTCCTTACTTACAACCCATTGTGCTAACTGTTTGATTTACTTAGATATTTAAAATGGCGAGATCTGCCAGACTGGGGCCGCGGCCCTAATTTTATTCACGGCCAGGTTTTGCTCAGGGATTTTAATCTTACGGTTACACTGGGGCGGCGATGTGGAAGTGAACGCGGCCCTAATAAAAGTTAAAAAGGATTTTTCCTTAGGGGATTTCCAATTAACCATTATTAAAAAATATATATAGGGCGGCGGCGAAAATCACAAAATCCAGACGTCAAAAAGCCCGCTTTAAAAAGCAGGCTTTATTTTCGTTTTATTTTCGGATAAGTCCGAAAGTTTAGACTTCTGAAAATTCCTTCAATTGTACAGGGGCGGGCAAATTCTGATTAGCCATACTGGCAACAAGGGCGGCGAGTGCCTCGTGTTTTCCAGCGCCGCTAGAATAAAAAACTTGTGTATGCTTTGAGAATTTAAAAACGATTTTAAATAACTTCATATCTTGCACCTTGAATTAGTCAGTAGATAGGGGCGGCATTGCCGCCCCTGTTGTGGTTTACGCCGCTTTTGTGCGTTGCTTAGCTACCGCATCAACCGCACTAGCTAAAACCGCTTGTAAGCTCTTAAGCTCAGCCATTGCACCTACTGTTTCAAGGTCTGCTATTAAGGCACTGATTTTGTCGAATGTTTGAGCCGTATCCATTAGGCCTGATTCAGAAGCCGCCGCCGGTGCCGTTTCATCAGCCGGAGCCGCCGCCGGTGCCATTGCGCCGAACTCAAGTAAACCGTCTTTTAGGGTCGCTTTGATATCCACAAGAGCATAGGCTCTAACAACGGCTTTGCGTGCCGCGTCCCAGTTTTTACATTCTGCTTTGCTTTTCTCGCTGTTGTACTGAGTAGAGATAGCCGCTTTTAGTTCTTTGCCTGTAAGCTTGCCCGCTTTTGTTAACGCCGTAGTGATTTTATTTTTTAACGCCTTATTCGTTTTGTCATTAGTTACGCGGTGCGCCTCTTTTTCATTATAAAACTCTGTGATTATGCCTTGCACGCTTTGAACGTCGTCGGCCTGAATAAATGCATTTAGACCAGTCGCTATCTTTACGCCGTTCTTAACACTTGAGCGGATAGCCGTAACGATTGCTTTTTGTTCAGTTGATAGAGTAGCGATAGTTGTATTTTGAGTAGTCATGATATATAAGCCTTTTATAATATGGGGGTAGCAGATTTGCGCCTCTTCCATGTGTCTAATAATACGCCTATTAATTAATAATGCAATACTCCAATAGTAAAATAATTAAATATTTTTAAATTAGTTTAACTTTATTTATTCTGACTTTCGGATAAGTCCGAAAGAATAAACGGGAGCGGGGACGGGGACGGCGGACGCGGTGCGGACGTGGTGCGGTGTGCTGGTGTGGGCAGGAAGTATGCCAAGTTTTATATATACGATAAAAGGTAGAAGAAAATAAAAAGGCGTGCCCCGTACTACCTTTTTTAAGCGCGACAGCCTGGAAAATCCTTATATAGTGCTTGTGTGAAAAATTTTTAAAATTTGAGAATTTAGGCCCGCGTTGACAAACAAACCCCACAAGACTAAATTACCACCTACCAGTTTTGGATTTCTCTTAACTACTAGGCCGGCGGTTACCTACGGACAGCCGACCTGAGAGAGATCCACTTTTAATTAAGCCAAAAGGCCTTAGCAATGCTTAAAGATTACGTACTCGCAGTTCTTATGTTGCCGTCTGATACCCCCATTATTTTGGTACCGGTACTGGGCCTGATAATCTTATTTATCTACTTCGCAGCTGCAATAGAGATCAGAAAAGCCGCGGTTAAACGCTTCGGTAAAAACAGCCTGATCACCAAAGCCATTGTGTATACCGTCGGAGGCCGCTTTCTCTGGCAAGATGTAGTCGCAAACTACGTATGCTTTGCACCTCTCGTATTGAGCTGGCCGAACCGCCACAAAGAAGGTCGGACGATAACCAGCCACATAAACAACATACTCGAAAGAAACATACTGGATATCCAGAGAGGCACATTGTCAGGGTTCAATAAATGGCGGGTGACTTTCTGCCTGTTCTTAGGCAAGCAACTAAACAAAGTAGACCCAGACCACATAAGCGTACTGAGTTAAGATCAAAAATATGGCACTAGCAAAAAAGAAAACACCACTGGAAGAAGTTGCGGAGGTTATCCCGACTACACCAGAACCCTCATCGTCTATGCATGCGTTCGAGGAAGAGCTGAATGAATCTAAGGCAGACGATTTCGCCCCATTCTCCGTGTCGGCCCTAGGGCTCGCATTTAACACGGTTGTCGATGCCATTAAGCGTGACGCCATCCCTAATTACGAACTTGTAAAGATCCTTGATGTATTACCGGTACAGGAAAGCACACAGGAATTCGATGCAGAGTTTGACCTGGCGGAAGAGATCTCCGGCCAGCTACGTACACTGAAAACAATCAAGAACAGCATCTTCTCAACCGATGGCCGGATCAAAGAAGGAAGCTCTGTAAAAGAGGCTAAGGACTTTATGGCCTCTAGCTCTCAACTGTTGCAGATGTTACAGAAAGCGAAGGCTGAGCTAATCAACATTGACCGCATGCAAGCCATTGAAGAAGCAACTATCGAAACGCTACGAGATCTGGACGAGAACATAATAGAAGAGTTTGGTAGAATCCTGAAAGAGAAACTGGACAGGATACGGTAATGTTTGCCAAATTGTATGACACCAAAGCTGGTCAAGTACTGGTTAAATCTGATATGAACGATGAAGGCGGCCCAGAAGTGAGGTTCTATTTCCAGCCGCCTGACCTAGGGATTTGTTCGGTTGCCTATACATTCGAAGACACTAAAGAGGGCTGGGATAAGCGAGATAAATTTTTATTTGATGTAAACCCATTGCAAGCAGAGGCCATTGCGGCTGATAAGATAAATGAAGTAATGAATATTGTAGGCGACTAGTGGTATATAAGCTAGGTTTATGATTTACTGCCAGCCATAAGAAAAGACTTGGAACGCAGTAGATGGATTCAAAGACTTGTAGTAATTGCAATATTACCAAGCCACTGAAACAATACGACAGACGAGCCGCCAGCTCCGATGGCCTCATGACTAGATGCAAGTCATGCGTAAGCGGATACAAAGTAGAATACCGGAAGACAAAACGCGGGCTAGCGATTGCGACCTACGGTAGGCAGAGGAAGAAATCGAAAGATCGAGGACATTCGCCGCCAGGTTATACCAAGGAAGAGTTCATGGATTGGATGCACAATCATCCAAAATTTGAACAGCTGTACAATGACTGGGCCGGCGACGGGTTTTCCAAAGACTTAGTGCCGTCAGTAGACCGGATCGATGATGAAGATCATTATCATTTCGATAATATTCAGTTGATGACATGGAGAGAAAATAACGCGAAGGCCAATGCTAGTAGATTGGCTGGCAGGATAACCAAACAAACAAGAGCGGTCATAAAAATGACGCCCGAGTTGGAGCCGATTGAGATATATCCATCCGTGAGTCTAGCGGCCAGAGAGAATGGCGTTACGCGAGCAGGGGTTATCAGAGGTTGCAGGGCAAAGCTCAATAAACACGACGAACCAGCGCAATATGCGGGGTTTGTCTGGAGATACGTAGATGATTCCACAGGCTGAGTCGTTCTTTGACCGCATAACCAACGCACTGGACAAGTCTAATTCACTGAGAGGACTGTCAGATTGGATCTGCAAGCACACTCGGCTAGAAGGTAAGAACTTTTCGTTCAAGCACCATGAGTACCAGCCGGACATCATAGATGACCCACATTCACGTAAAAACATCAAAAAGTGTTCACAAGTAGGCCTATCTGAACTTTCAGTGCGCCTTACGTTAGGTTTTCTGGGCGTTTCACGCAGTAAACGTGCGATATACACGCTGCCCACGTCACGTTTTGCAAGTAAATTTTCTAAGGATCGCTTCGATCCGGTGATTGAGGAGTCAGATTTTCTCTCATCATTGCGTGTACGTTCGGCTGATTCAGCTGAAATGAAGCGTCTCGGGTCGTGTACTTTGTACATGAACGGTACGTATGGCCAAGGATCTGCGATCTCTGTCCCAGCGCACATGCTTGTTCACGATGAGATAGATTTTTCAGACGCTGCAGTCATCGCAACCTATCAATCGCGTCTACGACACGCAGAGGAAGATGAATATGGCTTCAAAGGCATCACGTATAGATTTTCAACGCCTACGGTTAAGGGATTTGGAATATCAGCGGCGTTTGAGCGCTCAACTAAAAAGTATTACCTTGTCAAATGCTCCGCCTGTTCCGACTGGTCTGCGCCTGATTTTTTCCGCGATGTTGTCTTGCCTGGTTATGATGGTGACCTGTCAACTTTTTCTAACGTCGACGCCAACAATCCAAATTACAAACTCGATAAAGCCTACCTATCGTGTCCGAAGTGTGGACACGATCTCAGCCAAGACTTACTAGATCCTGCCCGCCGTGAATGGGTGGCAATGAACCCGAGTGCACGCGAAGGTGGCTGGCAGGTCAACCCGTTTGACGTACCGGTTTACAACAGCATACCTAGCCTACTGTTACAGGCGGGCGATTATAAACGCATAGGAGACTGGTGGAATTTTACCTTAGGACAAGAGTATGAAGACGCTGACAATACTTTTCTCTCGGATCCGTTTGAAAAAGGCCGCGTGTCTACGTGGACTATCCCAGAAGTAGGCGCTAATGGTACATTTGCTGGACTGGACGTAGGTAAAGTATCTCACCTCATAATCGGTAAAGAGATGAACGGTAAGCCCGAGATCATCTACGCTGAGAAGATTAAGATGACCAGTGATAAAGCTTTGGCTGAGTCAGTAAAGGAACGCATGGACCAATATGGTGTAGGTCTCCTGGTCATTGACGCTATGCCCGACTTCACCACGGCATTGACACTGATTGGCATGAGCCGGCCCAAGCAGGTATTTGCTAACTATTACCAACAGACGGCGCCTAAGAATAAGCTCACGAACTTTGTGATCAAGGAAGAAGAGTCGGTTATCTCTTCATACAAGACCGGTGTGTTTGATGAGTTCTGTAAGATGCACAACAGCTATCAGATAGCGTGGCCGAAGCATCCTGAGATTGAAGAAGTTGGCCGGCATATGAAAAATTTGAAGAAAATTATGAATAGCCAGGCATCTAATTTGGAAGAAGCGCAGGGTATATGGATAGCCACAGGTGAAGATCACTATGGTCACGCCGCAAACTACGCTATGATTGCGTATGAATTGATGGATCAAATTATTGGTGGTGGCGGTTTCTCTATGCCACCCATGGTGTCGTCTATCAAAATGCGTGACAAGCCTAAAGAAATTAAACATTAACTAAGTGGAGCTATCAAATGCAGCTAAAACCCAGCGTAAATGTAGACCCAAGTAAAGTTAAAAAATCAGGTGACACCATGACCGGCAGTTTGTCAGGGATAGCTCCAACTCAAGATGCGCACCTAGTTAGGAAAGACTATACCGATTCCCTAGCCGCAGCTACTGTAGAAGTAGCTAAGCGGTACTCATTAGCCTTAGGGTAGTACTATGCCAATGTTAGAAAAACAATTAGGACAAGGTAGGTTTAATAATACTTCTAACCTTAATGTTGTTTATACAGTACCGCCACTAACAACTGCCGGTATTACTGCAGTTCATATGTGCAACACCACAAATTCCGATGTGACAGTTAGGCTAATGTATCCACCATCTGGCGGCATAGCTGATGAAACTACTGCAATACTGTGGGACTTTACGATCCCTGCAAATGATTACCATTCATTCAGCCCAGCCAAGCCGCACTATATAGAAGCAGGAGGCGGAGTTGTTTTTCAGAACAGCGTAGCTAATGCGATAACAGTAACAGCTAGTGGGGTTGAATTAACATAATGGTTATTGAGCGAGAAGGTAGAAAATTTTATGTCAGTGATGCAGCCACAAGCTTAGACGAAAATGGTGTATGGCAAGGTATCAGTGCAGCTAGTCTAATCCCATACACACTCTATGAGCGATATGGCGTTACTGCTACGTTTCAAATGCTGGTTGATGAAATTGCAGAGCTTCAAATTAAAGTAGACGAAGATAAAGCTGAGATAGACAGAGTTGCTACTAAGTTTAGAAGTGAAGCAGACTCGGATGTAAAAGACGCGCTTGAGGCCAAGTTAGAAAAGATGGCCGATGACTCCATGCCAGTGCTTATGGAACACTCTGAATTGAAGTCAATATATAAAGAGTTGACTGCGTAATGGCCGTTACATATGGCGCAAGTATAGAACTACAAAGAGCGTATAAGTATGTTGCGTTAACTGACACCTACACTTTACTTGGTGGAATTAATGCTACAGAAAATATAGATTACTTTCCTGACTCTGGTGTAGCAGTTGGCGATGCTATAATGTTTGGGAGCCAATCAAATAGTTGTAGGCAATTCTATCAACTTAATTTTAATATACTAACGCCAATATCCGCAGTTGGCTTTGATGGCGTTTGGGAATACGCAAGGCGCGATGGTGGGAACTACACTACACCAACGTGGCATACTCTAGAAAATGTTTATGACGGTACAAACAAGTTTCAAAATGCTGGAAATATGGCTGTATCTTTCAAAGTGCCTAGAGATTGGGAGAACTACATTTACCCAAACGCTTCGACAATCTACTATGCTTTCTGGGTACGCTTTAGAGTAACTGCAATAACATCTATAACAGAGGGAGGGAAACAGGGCTCCGTGCCTATAACCTGTATGCACCACTGTTTGACTATTACGTCTGCATATACATTAGATACTTTATATGCGGCACTGAACTCAACTGTATACAATATTGCAAGTGGGTTCAGTACTGCATTAGATCCACTACCACTAGCACCACAAAGAGAAATGCGGGCCGGTGACAATAAAACGCTAGGTGGCGACTCTAAAAATATATATATATTTACTTATGCTCAAACTATGGCAACGGCCACAGTTAGGATTACTGGACTAGACTTAGATGGTAATGTGATAACTGAAGATGTAGTCCTAGTTCTACCCACAGGGACAAAATCCTATTTGACAAAAGTTTATGCAGATATAACAACAGTACAACTCGTTACATGGTCAGCGGCAGGAATGGTTCTCTGGATACTCGAGCAAAAAGGTTCTTACCTTATGTATAAGCAGGGGCGGCAATATATGATTGACGCTAATCTACAATCAACATCAATTGGCGCACTCTCAGATACAAGCAAGCAATTATATTTTAATAGTGGTTACGGCATATTTGATTTTGTAGGACTTATGACTTTTGGAGAGGTTACAGCAGGTGGACGTGGCTATAATGGCGTAGATATTTTACATGAGTCTATAAACAATTCTATAGTAACTGCTGGAAGTTGGGGCAAACAAGACAGCGCATTTATGGGTTCGACTTGCCGCGTTGCACTAGGAGGAGCTAGTTCTCATGGGTATTGGCAACCTCCTGGGCTAGGGTCAAGAATAAAACTTAATGACTTCTACTCAGAAGGAAATAGACAAAATAATTGGGCATATAAAGATACTATAGCAGTTAATACAAGGCACTATAAGCAGCATGGTGAACCTTATTTTTCAATACTAGATGGTCTAACCAACTACGGCCCTGGGATAGGTTGGAGGGCATCATCTCACTCAGGACATATACTTCATCGCTGTGACTTCAGTGGTGTTGAAGATGCAACAGTTAACCCGTGGCAACCAGTAGGTGATGGATGGCATTGTAAGCTAGTAGATTCTAAATGGGGAACAGCCAAGTCAGAGCCTTATCAAATAGCATGGAGACACGCATCAGTAGAAACAAACCACCATGTAGATAGAACTATTTCAGCAGAGATAAGGGTAACTGATCCGCATGGGACTCCACTCGACTTTGCACATGTAGTAATCACCAATGTGTTTGGCGATGTGGTGCTAGATGCGATATCAAATGTAGATGGCTATGTAGGCATGGATGGAGGCATTGCTACGAGTGGTACTACTACTTCACTAGTAGATACTTCTAAGTCTTGGCTTGTTGACCTTAACAGACCAGATTTAGATGAATGGTGGAAGCGTGAGATATTAATCACTGGCGGTACTGGTGCAGGCCAACGAAGAATTTGTCAGTACAACCACTCATCTACAAATCAAAAGCCTCACATTGATTTTGAAACTGCGCCGGATAACACCAGTAGATACATAATAGTGCCGTACATCGACATTGTTATATACTCACCGATTACTTATGAAACAGGCTACACGATTGGAAACGCCGATCCTCAAGGGCCGTTTAAGTTCAAAGTAACTTGCTCGGGCTATGAGACATTTGAAGAAACATTAGATATTGGCGATGGGGCTATGATAAAAGATATACCAATGAAGCCACGAAGACAGCCTAACAGGTAACCCAATGACTACACAGATACAACTCAACGATACAGAAAAGCTACTGGTCACTGCAATAGATGCAGACGGTAACTTTTTAACTGGACTGTCAGATGTGCTGCTAACAATAAAAAGAAAATCAGATGGAGCCTATTTAGACTTTAGTGACAACACATTCAAGACTTTAGGACTTGTTAATGTATCTGTAGTTATGGCTGAAACAGATGTCGCATTATTTCCAGGCAGTTACTTTTATGACTTTGATACTACCGGACTACCAGTAGATACTTATTTTATGCGAGCTACTTCAGTCACAGCTGCCAATATGCCGCAAGAAGGAGATTTGCAGGTAGTTAATCTAAATCTACAGTTAGCTGACATCAGTACGGTAGTAGACAATAACAACACTACAGTAACGCAGGCAGTAGCAGACATTTCAATTGTAGATTCTAAGCTAGACGCTACTTCTGCAGATGTAACAACCGTAATAGCACAAGGCGTTTCAACTGATACAAAGGTAAGCGCTATTGCAACTGATGTAGACAGTGTAGCTTTACAAGTAGCTGCAGTAGAGTCAGAAGTCGATGGCACAAAAATCCAAATAGATGAACTACACAAACTTCAAGGCCTTGATACAGTAAGTCCACTCACTGTGACACCTACATCCAGAACGGCGGGTACAATAGCCCAGACGATCACTGGAGACGGAGAAACTACAAGCACGGTAACTAGAACATGATCTCCCCTATAGCTGTAGTAACTGAAGGCCTTATAAATAGATCACCGCTGGCGATGACAACCAACGGATTTTTAGGTACCGGAGAGATAGTAATAAAAATAATCAACAAGACAGTAATTAGATATACTGTCTGCCTAATGAAAGTATTTAGGAAGACCGTTGAAAGTTAGAACATTTGCATTTACTACACCACTGATGAAAGAATTGTCTGTGGCCAAGGCTCGAGTAAAAGAGATTGCGATACCTGCAGTTGCTGCCATGGAATTAAAGGCAGAGACCCTTATAACCAAACAAATAGTACATGAGGTTAAGATATGACGTGCACTGCATTTGTCGGCCAGACACTACGGGTAGAATTTACGGTAGTTGATCAGGATAATGCGATAGTAGACCTGTCAACAGCAGATACTATTTCGCTTATATTTAAGAAGCCTAACGGCAGCAAAGATACTAAAGTAGCCAGCATGGTAACGGACGGCACTGACGGCAAGATGGAATATACAACAGCTGTAACTGATCTGGATGCTGCAGGCTTATGGAAGATACAAGGCCTTGTGACCGAAGCAGGCGGCGTGTACCCGACATGCATAGAAGAACTGCAAGTAGCTGCCAGAGTATAGAAAACATTGCAATAACTCTTTTAACGAGGTTAAATAGGCCCAACCATCAAAGGCCTATTTAACTGATGAATTATAGAATCCATAATGATTAGTTTTACTAATAAGCAAGTAGTACTGCCAAGAACCTTAGCTGGTAAGACAAAATCTCGTCCGGCTTATGCCTCTGTTGGTAAAGGCGACACGGTAATAAACCCGAACGATACATATCGTCAAGTATCTATTCAGGAACTACGTAACCGCAATCAGTTAATCCCAGCCCTTAGACAGCTTAGCCAGGAAGATGGGAATTTTTCTTCAGCTATATTCAATATGGTTCAGGTAGCGAACTCAGGCTACAAGATAAAAGCTTATACCACCGGCACAAATGAATACAGCCAAGACGGCGTTGACGCAGCTACATCAGTCATGGCCACCATCGATACACTCTACGACTACACCAAAAAATACCGAGACAAACAAACAGTAAATGCGGTTATCGAGACGTTGCTCCGAGAAACTGCACTTACGTCAGGTTGTGGCTTAGAGCTTATTTTGGACCAAGCACGTCTACCTGACAAACTTCAGCCAGTTAACTACGGTACGATCGAGTGGGTATCTGATGGCTTTGGTGGACGTTATCCTCAGCAGAAAAACCCCGAAGGCGGCGATCCAATCGACTTGAACATCTCTACGTTCTGGGTCGGAGAACTGCACAAAGAAGCTGACAGCGCTTACGCGGTACCGATGATGAAAGCTGCGATGAACATGATCTATTACTATGACGAGTTCATTGAAGAGATGCGCCGTACGGTACGTAAGTCTGGCCATGGCAGATTGGTAGTGTCGTTAAACGCTGAGAAGGTTAGAGACTCTGCAGCAGCAGATGTAAAAAGTGATCCAGCAAAACTAAGCGCGTACATGAACGCGGTCAAGGCTGACGTCGAGTCATCTCTATCTAATTTAGAGCCCGAAGATTCTGTAGTTTCTTATGATTCTGCTGAGTTTGATACGCACAACCCTGTAGGCTCCAAGTCAGACTACGCACCGATGATGAAGACATTGGCAGGTATGACTGCTACCAGTATGAAGACACATCCATCAGTTATCGGCATGCGTATGGAAGGAAGCCAAAGCCTTTCAAATACAGAATCACTGGTCTACCTTAAGGTAGCAAAATCCATCCAAGGACCGCCACAAGATGTGCTGAGCAGGGCGCTAACTTTGGCTGTACGCTTGCTTGGGCAGGATGTTTACGTTAAATTTGAATTTAATGATATAAACTTACGCCCTGAGGACGAGTTGGAAGCATTCAAGACAATGAAACAGACCAATGTTCTCAACCTACTGTCACTAGGCATGATTACAGACGCACAAGCCTACAGTGACCTAGGACTGCCTTTCAACAGAGACGCTCCAGAGTTGAGCGGTACAGGATTCTACGACTCAGGGGCTAGCGGCGGAGCCGGTAACGAAGACGATGCACCTACACCAAACGATGATCCTATGGGTCGATCTTTACAACCTGATAACAAAGCACCCAGAAAAGGCGGCGGAAAAAGTCAATGAGCATATTCACTAATAAATTTTGGTTAGGTGACCTTAACAGCTTTGAAACTATCTTAAAGATGGAAGAGGCTGTTCAGGCAAGAGTCGCTAAGTCACTAGAGACAGGTGAGAAGTTTGACCTGTATGCTGGCTACGAATCAGAAGATGACGAAGAGCGTGAGTACCAAGTTTCAAACGGTATCGCTATCATCCCTGTAGTAGGCGATCTGGTAACCAAAGAAACGTGGATCACTCGTATGTTTGGCATGCCGTCATATGACGGCATTAAGCGCATGCTGAATGACGCTGCAGCCGACGAATCTGTAACTAGAATTGTTATGGACTTCAATACGCCAGGCGGTTCATCTGAAGGCATCGATGAAGTAGGTTTACTTATCGGTGACATAGACGACAACATTAAGCCGGTACATGGCTATACATCTGGATCTGCGAACTCTGCAGGTTACTGGCTGATCTCATCATGTCGTGATGTTACGTGTACGAAGATGGCAAGACTAGGTTCTATTGGTGTGGTAACTATCCACCAAGAAATATCTAAAATGCTTAAGGAACGTGGTATCGAAGTTACAGTGTTCCGTGACGGCGAACACAAAGCTAAACCAAATATGTATGAGAAGCTAGATGAAGATACGCGCAACCGCGTAGAAGCTAGCCTCAAAATTTTAGGCAACTTCTTCTTAGATCACGTAGCAGCTCAGCGTGGATTTAGTCGTGAAACAGTTCGCGCAGATGTTGGCGAAGGTCGTGTATTCTTCGGTGAAGAAGCCGTAGAGATCGGCCTTGCAGACCGCATCATGTTCTTTGATGATTTTCTTAAGAAACTTTCTCTGCTAGACTCTATTGACGTTGATCAGAACAACATGTCCAGAATGGTCAGTTTTACTTCAGGAGACGCACCTAGTGTACAGCTTAATGTCTCAGGAGCAATTACATCACATATGATGGACAGTGTAGTTATACCGGCCATAGAGGCTAGTTTGAACGGCACGGATGTAATTGCATCCGGTCACGATTTACCAACCGAGGATATTGATATGTCAGCAGCTAATGCTAAAGATAAGCCCAGCAATACTGCTGGCAAAAAGATCCAAACTGCCAACGGCGAGCTAACGCTCGAGCAAGCGCAAGCTTCAGTAGAGTTAGGCACGTTGGAATTGACCGATGAATTGAAACTGGCTATGGCAGCAGTTCAAGAACCTGAAAGTGCAGTCGACGAAGATGCGGCTGACATCGGTACAGATACGGAATTAAATACAGAAGAAGACAGTGCTGATCTTTCTTCTGAGACACCAGCAGACACCAAAGGAGGTGATCCGGTAGTTCTTCACATTCAAGGTCAATTGAATGATCAAATCTCAGCTAACGCAACACAAGCGATTGAGTTAGAGACGGTTAAGGCCAAGTTGTCCAGCCAGGACGACACCGTAAAAGCCCTATCTGCAATCGCCATGAACTCTTGTCAAAAGATGAACATCGCCATGGGTGGAGCACAGATTGATCTGTCATCTATGGATACGGCAACACTGCTTGCTCATCACAACACATTGTCAGAGCAGTTCACTAAAGCATTCAATGTTGGCGGCGTAGCCGCTGTTGAAACGACTAAAGAACATGCAGAGGATCGACCTGAACAAATGGTTGCACCTTTGAACACCGTATCATTTACTACTAAATAATCGAGGGCATATAAAATGCAATTCAAATTCGGAGAATTAACTCAGGAAAGTCCTGATATCGTATCTGCAGCTCTAGGCGTTTCTGCAGGCACTAAATTAACAGCTAACGATCTTGGCAAAGCGGTTAAGCTTGCTGGTGATGACAACTACGTGTTGTGTGCTAACGGTGACGACATCGCTGGTACTGTAGCTTCAATCAACCCAGATACTGTAAACGATGGTTTTGCTTTCGGTTCGGTTAATAAAGATGGTCGTCGTATCGCAACTGTTGATGCAGCTGAGGTAGATGCATTAGTTGTTGGCGAGACAGTAGTTGCTGGTACTCAGACAGCTATCGACACAGCTGGTGGCCTTGTTGCTACAGCAGGCGCTGGTGCACTTATTAAGTGGCAAGTAATCAGCATCCTTACAGGTACTGGCGTAGCCGGTGATACTGTTTTAATCGAACGTGTTAAGTAATAGCGTTTAAAATCTAATACCTCTTAGGGGAAAACAATGAACGAAAACGAAGGTAAATTTTCTTTTGTAGGCAAAGATGGTAAGCGCACAGAAGCTACGCTTAGCACTCACGACTACAAAGCAGCAGCCGACAAAGGCATCTCATTATCACAGCACCTACAACAGACTCATGGTATGAACACTGATGTAGAGAAGAACGGTACTGTTCTTCAGCAGATGATGGCCTCTTCTGGCATGTTCTTAAACTCTGACAACATGACTGGCCTTAAGCCGCCAAGCATGAAGGACGTACTTGAAGGTTCTGTAGACTTCAATATGGGTGCTATCACTCGTCCTGAAGACAACCAAGGTGCAGGCGCTCGCTTGTTATTCCCTGAAGTTGTTATGCAGGTTATTGAGTCTGAGCTACGTACAGACTACGGTGACTTCCTAGGTACTTGGAACAACATGATTGCACAGACGCAGACTATCTCGGGTCCTAAGTTTGAGCAGCCAATTGTTAACATCAAGGCACCTGAAGGTTCACGTAATCAACCTGTTGCACAGCTAGCTGAGCCAGGCGTAATGGTTGGTATCACAACCTCTGATGTTTCTCGTCGTATTTCTACTAAAGCTATCGGCTTAACGATTTCTGATGAAGCACTTCAGGCAACTACGCTTGACCTAGTTAATTTGATTGTTGGTGCTCAAGCTCGTCAAGAGCGTGTATCAGTAGTTGAAGGTGACATCTCTGCAATGATCGACGGTGATGTAGATCGTAACGAAACTGCATTAGGTTCAGTACTAGGTTCATCTTTTGATGCCGCTGCTACTGGCGGTGTAATGACTCACAAAGCGTGGATCAAGTACTTACGTGCTAACTACCGCAAGATGACTATCGATTATATCCTAGCGGACATCGATACAGCTCTAGCGATTGAAGGTCGTACTGGTAAGCCAACTCGTGACGTTGTTGATGACAGCGGTAGTGAATTCAGCATGGCATTCAGTATCGAGAACCTAGGCATCAAAGCACCTAAGATCTTGCTAGTTGATACAGCTATCATCGGTGCAAACACTGTTGTTGGTATCGATAGCCGCGCAGCAGTTCGCCGTGTAATCAATGCATCTGCATCTTACTCAGCAATTGAGCAGTTCGTTCTACGTAAAGCACAGTCAATGCGCTTTGACTATGGCGAAATGTCTCACAAGCTTTATGGTGATGCATGGTCTAAGATGACATTCGCTTAATCGCAAATGTTTGATTGATAAAGCCGGAGGCTGTCTCCGGCTTTATTTAAGTTACTGGAGAACTGAAATGGGAAGTCCCAAGAATTCAAAAACAGCTAATACTAATAAAGTCGTAGCTGGGAAAGCAACAGCAGAAGGCACCGAAGGTAAGACCAAAACTGCTGTATCAGAAGAAGTAAAAGCGGAAACTAAAAAGATATTAGATGGTTACGCACAGGCTATCGAAGACTCGCAAATAGAAGGCGTTGTTACGCTCTTGAACATATGCGGTTACCCTAAGAACGACACTGAAAGCTCTATCACATTCAAGCCAAATGTACCGGTCAAAGGCGTCGAAATGAATGCATGGATGCGCGCACAAGTTAAAGCACGTATCTTAGCTGTAGTGAAGTAACATGTCAGAAACTATACTAGGCACTGTGACCAGTACTGATCAAGTCAGATCTCTTTTAGGTATAACTGAAAGAGATCTTGGTGATGATAAATTTGACCCTGTTCAGGTTGAGTTAGAGTTGTCTGTATATTTAGCAGAGAAAAGCATAGACTATGTTGCTATCACTGCTGCCGGAGAGGCTGGATCGCCTTCCGCCACTGAGACGACTCAGTACAATTATTTAAAGTTACTCTGCATGTACTATGCAGCAGTGCTTTTAGTCCCAAGACTCCGTTTAGCCGCTGTCCAGAAGGTTGGGGACGGCGACAATACAATGGAGCGCTTCTTAAATCCTAAATTTGAAACAACTGAAGAGACTTACAAATCTAAAGTTGCCACATACCTGACAGCGCTTACCGACGAAGTCAGCGATACGACTACACAAACAGACGTACCTTCGTTATTTTCTGGTGTGGCACCGGCTTATGATCCCGTGACCGGAGGCTAGTCAGTGGAATTACGCCAAGCAGCTCACTACTTCGAGAAAGAAAAATTTTCCGTTTACGTACGCGAGAACGATGACTGGGATTTAGAAGAGATCGAAGGCCGGTTTTTACCTGTAGACAGATTCTTATCTAACTTCAGCAGACCATTGCACAGACGTATGTTTGTATGTGATGTTGATACTGTTATCCCACCATCAGGTACGGTACGTTCTGAAGCCACTGGCGAGGTCTATGTGATTGGCCAAGGTCGCTTTGATGCATACAATAACAACCCTTACCAAGCAATGTACATGGCACATCTGGTTACCGGTGCTGCCGGCGGACTAGCTACCGTTACTCGGAGAGAAACTGAAGGCCCTGCCACAGATCCTGGCTATTTGGTAGAGACCGTACTCGGTAAGTACTACGTAGATCTAGAATTTAAATCGTCTACCAATGATACCGGCACCGTACAACAAACTATCGGCCAATACTTTTTGATGTGCCCGCCAGAGTGTCCGCTAGATAAGTGGGACAGCATTCACCTGAACGGCAGAGATTACGTAGTAGAGACTTCATACTTCGACTCTGGTATGCGCTTTGCTAAGGTAGAAAATACAAACGATAACCGCGTAGATCTTCAATACCTGAAGACTACCGGCTTTTCGTATGACAGCGATCTTGGAGAGTCGGTTGACACTACTCAGTCGTACAATGTCTCCGGAACAGTTCACGACTATACCAAAACCTCTGTTGATTCTGACCGCGGATCAGAGAATGTATTCAAGGTCGTTATCGCAGCTAATCATATTGGATTTAACCCGACACCTAGAGAGTCTGTAATAGTGGACGGCGTGACACATATCATACTCAAGGTTACTCGAGACCCGCTAACTAAAGAATGGACATTGGTATGCCAGACATAAAATCTATAGCAGGCAGAGCTGGTGTCGACAGATCTAACCGGAACACGAACAGCGAACTAGAAAGAATGAAGCGCAAATTGCTAGGCCTACCTGACATAGCACTAAAGGCTGTAATTCGCGGCGTCTACCCGACCATTGTTAGGGAGACTGTCCAAGACTCTGGTAAAGCAGCCTATAACTGGTGGATAGGAGAAGGCAAAGCTTCGATGAACCGGTTTTATGTAGGAGACAGTGTTGGGCCGATAGGGTTTGCAGGAGAGAAGAGATCTAAAGGCGGGCCACGTCACAAACCTGTTAACGTAAGCACAGTAAGTCCAGAGGTAATTGTAGGCCTTAAGATTTCTTACATGGAAAAAGTGCTAGAGACCACTAGTTTTGACAGACTGGGCGGGGCCACTATATACAACAAGACACCTGTCAAAAATGCGGATACCTTTAAAGGTACTTACGAGGGCAATGCGCAGATACGGTTGGCAGTAGCTAAAGCTATGGTAAATGCTCAAGGCGCTATGGATATGGCTATGCGGGAGTTCAACTAGATGGCTAGCAGAGGCGAAGTAGCAGACGCTATAGAGAAATACTTAGAAGCTAACTGGTCTGCAACCAAAATAAGCTTCGAGAATATTGACGAGAAAAATCCGGACGACCCTACAAAACTACTGTCAGAAGGAAAGGACCCGTACATATTTTCAGCCACACAGTTTGGTGACTCTAATGCCGCTGAGATAGGCCGCACGTTCAGAAGAACGCACGGCGTATTGTATATGGAAGTTAGAATACCAGATGGCAAGGGCACCAGGTTGGGACATAATTATATATCCCAACTGCAATCGCTTATAGAGTACCAAGACATAGGCGATGCAAGAATGCGAGGCTCATCCTCAAGTGATGGCTTTTCTAGTGGGGGTTGGTATATACTCCCTCTATCTTTTAAATTCAGATATGACCGACAGGAGTAAGCTATGCCTATAGCAGACAGTTCAAGAACTTCACTTGCGTACACTTTAGAGCCTCCTACAGGTCTTGACGGTAGCGAAGTATTCAAATTACTACGTACCACAGGTAACACGCTCAATGGTACGATCAACTCTGCACCGACAGACGAAATTCGTTCTGATCGTCAGATCTCAGGATCATCACATACTTCTGGTTCTGCCGGCGGTGATGTAAACACACAATTAAGCTACGGTGAATATGATGACTTCTTAGAAGCATTACTAGAATCATCAGGCTGGACAAACTTCACAGCAACAGCTACAGATTTTGTACTTGCTACAAAAACTATCACGCTTAGCACAACTGCTGGTCTGATCCCAGAGCAAGCAATCCGTATCGACTCTTCAACATCTAACAACGGTATCTTTACTATCGCAACTGTAGTTGATGGTACAAACATCACTGTAGTAGAAGCACTTGTTGACGAAGCTACGGCAACTGCTAATGTGGTATCTCAGATGATCTCTAACGAGACAACTGCTCGTATCTTTGCATTGGAGACAGCTTTCCAAGACGTTGGCGAATTCGTTCTTTATGAAGGACAGCGCGTAGGCTCTCTTAAATTTGCGTTAGGTAACTCGCAAATTAGTGGCGGCTTCAGCTTCATGGGCACAGGCCATACAGCTTCTGGTGCATCTGTTAGTTCTGGCGGTATCGGTGCCTATACACCTTCATTGTCTAACGACGTACTTAACGGCGCTTCAGGCATCTCTAATGTTGCCATGGAAAAAGTTAATGTTGACGGGTCTCATGATGCGGCAGAGACAGCGATCTTCGAATCACTAGACGTGACTATCGATAACGCACTACGTGAACAGCCAGGTCTAGGTAGCTTGTACCCAGTAGGCATTGGCCGTGGTCGTTTCTCTGCTGACTTATCTGCCAACTTGTACTTCGAAAGTCGTGCAGTTTATGAAAAATTTGTAGCCAACGATGTAATGACAGTTCGCTTTATCTTAAGTGACAATGCACTAGACGCCGCTGCAGGTAATTCTTACCTGTTTAGTTTTCCTGGCTGCCGTATTCAATCGTATTCAGCTAACCCAGAGTCTGCTGATTCTGATGTTATGGCTAAAGTAGCATTCAAGGGTGTTATTGACCCGTACTTGACGCAGAAGACCTGTATCATTACACGGTTCCCAACACCTTAGACCGAGTAAGAGAGCTGGATCGGGGGCACCTTAAATCCTCTCCAGTGCGGGAAATTCCAGCTCTCTTCTTATTAACCGTAAGCACTGTACTACTGGGGTAGAAAGTTCAAGAGTTCTTTTTACTTCGTGTTATTCAACATGGAGAAAACCAATGTCCGAAAATAAAAGTTTTGACCTATCGTCATTAGCACCTGTCCAAAGCATGGCTGAAGAAGGTGTGTGGATCGAGTTCTTTGGCGACTCACGCCTTAAGATCGCGCAGGCACAAAACCCTAAGCACCAAGCATTCTTGAGCAACCAGTATAAGATCCACCGCCGTAAGATTGATCTCGAGAACAAAGCAGCTGACGATTTGTCAGAAGAGATTACCTTGCAAGGCATGGCTAAGTTCTTACTGATGGATTGGGAGAACATCACTATCGATGGTGTCCAGAATACGCCTTATTCTCCAGAGATCGGCGTCAAGGCAATGATCGCAGTTCCCGTCTTACGCAAGGAAGTGGAAGAGCAGTCTCGTCGTCTTCAAAATTTTCAGGAAGCTGAGAATGTTGAGGACGCCGACAATGTAAAGACGTAATCGCCTGGCAGTTAAGATGGGGAAGCCCAGAGCGACAGTCCACTCTATCTAGAATGAGTGAGAAAACGGGGCGACTACCGGAAGCCTTGCTAAGGAAGCCAGAACTAAAGCGTTGGAATGTTAAGTATATCTCAGCATTCCAAGCTTTATCCCCTTCTCGTAGTCATTCAGAATCCCCGCACCCTTTGAAATTTTCTGATATTATTACCTACGGAAAGCTTACAGGTATTTTAAACGATGCCGATCTGCTATTCTTCTACCAAATGGTTAGACTGTGCGATGAACAGTATTTGATATACCATCAAGAGAATAGCAAAACTGAAGGTTAGGGGTTATTACATGGCATTTGACATAAATATTGACACCAGCAAAGCGCTGGGGAAAATTAAAACGGTAAATGCCAGCCTAGATGTAATGGCTGCAAAGATAGTAAAGCTAAACACCAAGGGCCTCGCTCTTGGTGCTGTCGGCCAAAAAGCAGCTGCTTTGAAAGGGTCAGCCGGTACCGGCAGTGTTGCCCTTCAAGATCTCTCACGTTCAATGTCACAACTCAAAGCCATGTCTTACACTACCAATGAAGGTATTACAGGTGTAAGCAAGCAGATAAGTACGTTCGGTGCGCAGACAGCTAAGTCAGGTAAAAATCTGAAACAGTTCAGACAGAACATGAACCACACAGCCAAAGAAGCTGCAGCTTTGCGTGCAGGTATGTATGCGACAGGCACTCACTTCGGCGCATTCACTGCACAGACAATTTTGGCAGCCACTGCAACCTATATGCTAGTTAGAGCATTTGTGGCTGTAGTTCAGACAGGTGCTGAGTTCGAACAGAGCATGGCTAGAGCTAACGCGGTAATGGGCAACACCGGTATGGGAGAAGCAGCTGAACGAGCTGCAACCTTAGAACAGGAAGTCCGTAGACTGGGCGAGTCCACTGTATTTACAGTGAACGAAGTGGCCGGAGGTCTGGTGTTCTTGGGTATGGCTGGTCTAAATACAGCAGAAGCAACCAAGGCCTTAGAACCTGTACTTAACATAGCCTCTATCGGCATGATCGAAATGGCTCGAGCCGCGGATATAGCTACCAACATAATGCTTGGCTTTGACAAAGGTGCGAAAGACTTAGTAGATATTGTCGACATAATGGCCGTAGCTATTACTAGCAGTAACATGGATATGGAACAATTAGGAAACTCATTGTCCTATGTCGCACCGGTTGCCACGGCTACTAACAACAGCCTTAAAGATACGGTAGCTACATTAGAGTTATTCCACAATGTAGGTATCAAGTCTAGCCGTGCAGGTACTTCTCTACGCAGAGCCATGATCAATCTAAGTAAGCCAACAGAGAAAGTAAGCGCTGTACTTACTAGGTTAGGTGTTACGTTGTTTGATCAGCAAAACAAGATGAAACCACTTGTAAATATAATGCGTCAGTTCGTTAAAGCACAAGCGTCTGTGTCAGATATTACAACCATATTCGGGGCCAGAGCCGCTCCAGCATTGTTAAAATTCTACAGCGACTTGCAGAAGGAAGTGGATGGTGGCACATCTTCGTTCCAGAAGTTCAGGAACGAGCTGGATGCAGCCGAAGGCCAAGCAGATAAAATACGCGATGGTATAGAGGACACTTTAGCAGCAGACTGGAAGAAGTTAATATCTGCCATGAGCGAATTGTCTCTACAGATATTCAAGGATATAGTGCCAGGACTACGCTCCATGGTAGCTGGAGTTACTGAGTTTGTAAGAGCTATGAACGGAGAAGCTATAGTAGAATTTGCTAAAGGAATAGCAGCACTTATAACTACCGTATATTTGCTAGAACCTGTAGTGATAGGTGCCATAGCGCTGTTCTCGAAAATGGCAGCCGGTGCAACTATTGCCAGTGTTGCAGTTAAAGGCTTAGCAGCTTCGGCTGCATTCCTTGCAGGACCTGTAGGTATAGCGATCCTTGCTGTAGGTGCGTTGGCCTATGCAGCAAGTCAGTACAAATCTACGGTAGGCAAAGCTACGGATGCGTCAGAGATGCATGCAAGGAAACTTGCGGAAGAAGCTGATGCAGCTGATAAGCTAAAAAAACTAAAAGAACAGTTAAACGAACTAGGTCGAGAAGATCTGCTTATACGTGCAGCTGCTTACGCAAGTCAGAACGAGAACGCGAGTAAGGCAGAGGCACTGGCCTTGAGGACTCAAGTAGCGTCACAGAGCCGTTTGGTAGAACTAGCAAGACAGCGGTCTCAAATATCTAAAGACATGGTAAGCGGTAACCTGTCTTCAGATGAAGGCACTGCTCAGATGTCTAGAAACAGATTCCTTACTGACATGACTGCCAAGCAGTTAGCCATAGCAACAGGCGAGCTCAATGTAATTAGAGAAGGCCTAGCACCTGCAAAAGAAAAAGCTAAGATAGCCAAGGATGCGTTGGATCTCTCCAACGCGCAAGTAAAGGCCACAGCTGAAGAAGTTGCTCTTATACGTCAGAAGGCGCGTATGACCGAAGATGCTAGCGGGTCTACTACCATCGCCAAATCTAAAGAACGTGCAGAGTTATTGTCACGCGAGATAGATATGCAGAAGGCATTAGGGAACATAAACAGCGTAGAGCAGTCAGCAGCTAAAGCCTCTATATACGCTAACGAACTTAAGTTTGTAAACGGCGAATTGGATACTATTATAGCGCACCAAGAGAACATCGTAGCACTTGCAAAATCTAATGCCTTTGACACTGAAGGGCTAGGCACAGCAGACGCTCAAAGGCTAACTAAAAAATACACGGAAGAGAGAGAAGCTTTAGAGAAATTGCAAAGACAGAAGATAAATTTTGAAAGAGGTACTAGCAAGAACATTGGTGCTGAAGAAGGTAAGACGTTAGCTCTAGGCGCATCAGTAGATGACAGCCTTAAGAGTGTGTGGCAGAAAGAAAAAGAAAGTTACGCTGTTAGACTTTCAGCCCTTAGAAAGTTCCATAAGGAGAAAGACATTGTAGGGAAAGAAGCCTCGTTCGCTGAAGCCGAGCTTACGCTGAAGTCAGGCGCCGCACAGGTTGCAAACGCTGCGCAGTATGTAGGCCAATTGGTCGGTATGGCAGCGCAAGCATCTCAGCGCAAGTATGACATCTCAAGAAAAGAAGCGGAGAAGAGTTACGAATTGTGGCAGACAGCCAATGATCGTCAGAAAGAATTTAGAGATGCAGCTAACAATGCGCAGACAGCCGGAGATGCGCAGTACTACAACAACATAGCCAATCAGTACAAGGCCTACGCTTCTCAATACAAGAAACAGTTTGAAGAGCGTGACGCAATTGCTCGTAAGAATTTTGAGAGCAACAAGCGCATGCAGATTGCACAGACCAGAATAAATACTATTGCCGGTGCGGCGATGGTACTTTCGCAGCTTGGTTACTGGGGCATCCCAATTGCAGCTGGGATGGTTAAGCTAGGACAGGACATGGTGTCTGACATCAAGTCCCAGCAATACCAAAGCCCAGGCGGTGGGTCTTCACAGTTCGGCGGCTTGCCATCCGCTGTAGACAATACTAGCAGCTCAAATATATCTGACGCACCTAGAAGTGATGGTACTAGCAACGCGCTGAATATCTATATAGAAGGCGCGATCACAGAAGATATGATAAATGATGTAGTTATACCTGCAATTCAAGACGGTATAAATGAAAGAGATATTGTACTTATAAGCGGGACAGGTGCAGACTCGGCTCAGTTATCTCAAGTTAAAGGGTTGTAGAAATGCCAGCAAATATACGCTATACCGCCAAGACGTCTAATAGATTGAGAGCAGGAGTTACCGCAGGTACTGTGCAAATATTGTCAGCTACTTTAACTGTCTCTGACTTATCTTTTGTAACCGATAAGAAGGCAAGATTTGCGTATGACGGGTCTCCAGAAGTTATAGTTAATGGCGAGCATGATGCTCAGAAAATTACTATTAACTATTTAGACGCGACCGATATACTTCAGGCCAGAGAGTGGTACAAGTCTGTCAGCGATGGTACACAGTTCGAATTGGATTTAGATGGTACGGACACTTACGCAAACGCTATGTTGACTTCATCCAGCTATAACGAAAGCCGCATAGGCGATACCTTGGAATACTCGATTAGTTTCGAAATACGGTGGTTATAAATGAAGGAAGTAAACGGCTTATATGCCTCTCACCTAGACGAGCCAGTAAAGCACCCTAGAGTAACCATAGCTATCTCATTTGATTCAGCTGATACAGATATAGTATATGTGACTAGTCATGAAGACGGCATAGGCCCAGCCGGCGAATTGGTGATCCAAGGTGTCATTGAGAAAAATTCTTTATCCAACCAAACTCAAAAAATTGACGTACAGACAGCTACTAGTACCATCGGTAAACTGTCGTTTAATTTAGTTGATAGAGGAGGTCAAATATCTGACCTTCTAGGCGACAAAGAATTACTAGGGTTCGGGCTACGTTACAAACAAGTTGCCGTCTACTCTGGATATAAGAACGACCCATGGGAAGCTTACGAGCTAGACACCACTGGAATAGTGGAGAATATAGACCAGGAAGAAAAGCTGTTCAAATTCTCAGCTACCGATGTGCATAGACTTGCCAGAACTAAAATATTTTCGGTAACGACTCAGTATTTACGAGCCGGCATAGCCGCCAATCAAAAAACTTGTCAGCTAACAGCCACCAACTTTACGGCGATAGTAAACACGATAACACTAACTGCAGGTACGTACACCGGTTTGGATTTAGTGCCAGGTTCTACTATAGATGTAACTGGGTCAGTATCAAATAATGGCGCGTTTACTATAGCCGAAGTAATCTCAGAAACTGAGATAAAAGTAAACGAACCACTGGTTACTGAAGCTGTAGTGGCTACAGTTGATCACGTATTCCGTATATTGCTTACAGGAAGTGACCTGACAAACTATCAAGGGGTAGAACATGACGCTGAGTATGATGCATGGCCCAACGACACTGTAGCATTGGTCACCATAGACGGTGAAATATTCTTACATGACGGCCCTGTAAATGATCCGAATTTTGGTTATTGTTTAGAAGTTAGAGAGAATGGCCGAGGCGTGCTCAATACAGCAACTAAGTCACATAACTATGACTCAGGAGCAAAAGCCGAGGCTCAGCCGGAAGTTAAAGAAGTAGTGTATCTAGAAGGCGCTGCACCTAAGCTGGCACTGGCCCTATTAACGGGAACACTGTATGGCCAGACAGGATCATTGCCAGACAACTGGAACTGCGGGGTACCTCCTAAATTTGTACGTACCTCTGAGTTTGTAAATATTGGTGTAGATTTATGGGACCCTGCTACAGACAAAGGTAGAAAGCTCCAGTTCATTACTACCAAGGAAGTATCTGGGAAAGACTTTATAGAGAAGCAGATAATGCTGTGGCTTGGCACAGTCATGATTATCCATGCTGACGGGTCATTAGGACTTAAGAAAATACCGGCAATGAACAGCCAGACCGGCTTCACTGCAGTGCTTGATGATTCTGTCAGTTACAAGCGCGACGTATTGAAGCGCCCTATGGCTAAGTTACTAAATAATGTAGCTATAAATTGGGGCAAGATTGCACTAAAAGATGAGTATACCAAGACAAGTCAACTGGTCGATGCTACTAGCATAGCTGTGCATGGGTTAAATGCACCGAAGACATTTAATTTTGAAGGTGTGCGTCTTGGCGTACATACTGATGAGAATATAAGAGATTACTTAAGAGTTTGGAGAGACCTGTACTCGTCACCGCCTTACGAATTGACTGTAACCGTAATGCACAAGATGCTTAGGGTAGAAGTCGGAGACTCCGTAAGAGTAGTAATGCCGAACCATGTTGACGTCATAAAGAAAACACCTTTTGACAGAGTTATGATGGTCACATCTGCTGCGTACAATTCAATAAACGGAGATGTGAGACTAAGCCTTATAGGTCCAAGCAGCTCACCAACACCGTTAGCCGCTGTAAGTGCGTCAGCTAAGTTAGGTGCTGGCTACTATTCGCCAGGTGGAGCAGCCAGAGAATTAGGTGCAGCAGTAGTCGCTGGCGGAGGGACAATAGTTGGAGGCGTGATTACAGGAAATTGTATACTTGCCGGTGACGACAGTATGAACGCATTAAGCTCTGTCTTTTATTACAACGGTGATTTAGAGATAGGGTCTGGTGTAGTTGTAAGTCTATTTAATAATGTAAACTTTAGGATAGACGGGAACTTTACTGTCAATGGTAATATAAATTCATTAGGGTCACCCAATCTAGGCGGCCTCTATGATGGATCTACTCACCCAATTACCGGTGTGGCAGGCAGTACCATAACCTCATCTGAACCTCTGGATAGCATAAATATAGGGGATCTGGTTACAGCGAATATCACAAATTACTACCAGACTGGAGAGCCTCCAGTTGGCCGGTATTTCTTAGTAGCCGATAAGCCTACAGCCAATTCTATAACAGTAACCTTCCCTGACGGAGGCAGTGTAGAAGCGAGCGCCTCTATCCTTTACAGAGTAGAGCCTTACTATACCCCTGCCAATATACAATCGGACGTCATAGGTGATTCTGCCTTTGGTACCAATATAGGATTAGCTGGAGCCAGTTTAACTGTATTTAGCAACTCTACAATGCGTGTGGCAAGTTCGGGATACGGTAGGACTGAATCTGAATCTGGTGGCATAGGTGACTTCTCCAGACATTTAAGCATAGTAAATGAAGGTTCAGAAATCGTAGGCCTACCTGACAAGTTCACAGGTACCGGAGGTACTGGAGGGTATCCGGTAACCTCGTATATAAGTGGTGATTACTATGCCACTCACAATAAAATACTGGCCTCAGGCGGCAGAGGCGGGGCTGGCGGAGCGGGGTTACTGGTCGTCTGTAAAGGCTCTAGCTTTGGCGTCAATTCAAATATAGACCTAAGCGGAGAAACAGGTTTAGTACCTGACGTTTACACAGCGTCAAACTATTCTTTATCTATATCAGTTAATATATATGCTGGAGCTGGGAGAGGAGGAAACCCAGGCGCACTTTATATTATGCATGACGGAGACTACACCACTCCCTCACTGGAATTGTATGTCACATCGCAACAAGGCTCCTCACCATCTTTAGGGACAGGTGTAAACTCCACTTCGCCGGTCCCTATGGTAAACGGGGCCAGTTACAGAAGTCTTGATAGACCTTATTGGGACACCTATATTTACACCAGTGAAGATGCTCAGTTCCAGTACATCCCTGCAAGCGAGGTACCGGTAGGTGAACCTGTAGAGATAGCCGAACGAGCTGCCAGCCTAGGATTAGTAGAAGTATTAAATACACCTAAATCTGCCGAAGGTAATTTATCTAGTATAGAGGTTACAGTAACGGCCCCTTCAGATACTGCCTATGATTATGCAAATGTCTACTATAGAAAGGCCGGCGAAACACAATGGTCTTTCTTAGCACCTGCAGCTGGAGCTGCAGTAGAAGTGGTTCAGGTAGTTGTAAGTGACGGGTTGACTTGGGAATACCAAGCCAGAGCCGTGTCACAGTTAGGTGTAGAAGACCAAGACGGTATAGTTGCAAGTATTACAGTTACTGACATAGTGACAGCCCCTCCAGCTGATCCAGTATTGCCAATAGCATTGCCGTTAGATACACCAGGCAATTTAGCGTTACTTGGCGGCGGTGCTGAGTTCACCGGAAAGTCTTGTCACATTACTTGGGGCTACAATGCGGCTAACGATACAACACCGCAGCACTTCCTGCATTATCAGGTAGAGGTATACAATGCGTTTGGCGGGGACACACTCCAACGCACATTGTTTACAATCAATCCGTGGCTAGAATATACGGAACAAATGGCGACTGAGGATGGTGGCCCGTACCGTGAACTTAGATTCGATATAACATCTATTGCTAGACAAGGCCATACCGGTGCGACGGCAACAGCTACGTTTACTAACCCTCAAGCGGGAGCTCCAGCCGCGGCTACACTACGAGGCGTATTGTCAGCTATCCAATTAGATATTACATTGCCTGTAGAGAGTGATCTGGCCGGTATTCTGGTATATATAAGCAATACGCCAGGATTTACAGCGGACGCTAATACGTTGGTGTTTGATGGACAATCTACTTCACTGTATCTAACACAATGGGCTTCTGGAGGCGTGCTGGCTGATGTAGCAGCAGGGACTACTTACTACGTACGGTACGGGCTTTATGATTCGTTCGACAAGACAGGGGTTACACTATCGGCAGAGCAGTCGGTTGTCCCAGCTGCCATATCAGGCGCTGTAGATGCTAATGACATTACCGGCTTAGGTGAGTGGGCTACTAGAATCACCGATGTAGATGCTGCGTTTATTGCAGCCAATATGCTAGCCGACGCTATAACCTCAACGCAGATAGCATCGATTGTTGCAGGTAAGATCGCTACCGGTACATTGTCATCTACCATGACTGTAAGTGGGTTGATTACTACTGCAGCCTCTGGCTGGCGTGTAGAGATGGGGCCGGTAATAGACGGTGGTACGTATGTACTTAGATATCACGATGGTTTGGGCGATACTCGATTCTCTATCGATCAGCTAGGTAATGTCGTTGTAAACGGCTCGATCACTGTCACCAACCCAGGCGATGTACGGACTACCTTGAATGTAGCTGACGGGTCTACTGCTGGCGCTACTTGGGGCGTAGATATTGGCGGCTCAAACTTACCAGCCAACAATGCTGACGTAACCCAGACATCACTTATAGCCGGTACCACGATAACTGGCGGAGGTATAACACTTAGTGGCGGTGGCGCTATAAATGCAGGTAAGCTAACTGCAGCATCTACCACTAAAGGGTTCTGGCTTGGTTGGGACGGTGTAGCCAACTACGACTTTCATATAGGTGACGCTAATAACTACCTTAGATGGGATGGCTCAGCAAATTCATTGTCAATACGAGGTTCTCTTATAGCCTCAAGCTTAGCTACTTCGACCACTGGAAGACGTACTGAAATAAATGTGGCATCCTCTAATGAGATACAGTTTTACGATGATCTCGGGGCAGGCGTAGTATTGGCAGCTACTGTAGGCCTTGACTTCTACGATGGAGATCATGCAATAATAACTGCCGGTAATCTATTGGCAGGTACAGCCACTGTAGGGGTACGCGGGGTAACAGGGTCTGGTACAGGTGTACTTGGAAGGGCAAGTTCTGGTGCAGGGGTACAAGGATTTTCTTATACTGGCTATGCCGTAGCTGGAGAAGGTGGAGGCGTTACAGGGGCTGGCGTATATGGACAGAACACTGACGGGCCTGGCGTAAAAGGACATTGTCTAGGCACTAAGAATGGCGGATACTTCTCAAGTGTCAGCGGCCACGGACTGTATGGGTTCTCACTAGCAGCAGATAAGTTTGCAGTAGTAGGCCAAGCTGCAGACGGTTACGGAGGGTACTTCGATGCAGGCACTGGCCCTGCTCAGATAGTCCTCTTGCCTTCAACCTCGTCAGCTACTCCAGTTCATGTCGCCCTAAAAGGGTCGCTTTGGATGACATCTTTAGGTTGGGTATATTCAAACACTAACGGTTCGACAGCTTGGACAAGAATAGGATAATATTATGGCACTTGAAGATAACGTAGTAGACGATATACGCGGAGGCACATACCAAAACGCATATCACAAGTTGGCGCAAGTTGCGTGGTCTGACATAAATAAACAGGTAATCGCCACGTTTTCAGTATTCGCTACACCGACAGCTGAAGCAGAAGGGAAAGAAGTAGTGTCGTCCATACAGGTGGATGTGACTGACTTATTCCCAGACATCCAAAAGAAAATTTACGAGAAGGCAAAACTAGATCCCGCATTCAACGACCCGAAAGACGTTTAAGACAAAAGCACTGGAGAAACACATGCAACAGCAAGACCTTAAAAACCAAGTAGAACAAGAAGCAGCCGGACTAACACTCAAGCTGTACAACATAAAGCAAGAAGAAAAGGCTATCGAGGAGCGACTTAAAGAGTTGTCTATAATGTCGCAGACGCTCGGTAAGATAGAACCCAAGAAGACAGAAGGCAAGTTTGTCGAAGATCCTGGCACTGGTCCTGGCTAAAGATAATAGTTAGCAATTTTTTCACACACATGGCAGAATACTGCTGAACAACACTGGAGAATGTTATGAAGGGCACTTCACAACCAAAGACACAACTATTTGGACTTGTTAGAGATAAAGACGGCAAGCCAAAAATTGATGACCTAGACAATATCCCGAAACCTATTTGGGACATGTTAACTCGAGAAGAGCAAGAGGAAATATCCCATGGCCGTAACTCACACAGCAGCAATTCGTAACACACTAGCTAACGCTATCCTGACAGCTATCGGTGCTTCAGGTGTCTTATCATTTGAGACAACTGGCGGAGCGGGTGTGGTAGCAACACTACCGTTGGCGGTAACAGCAGGTACTGTGTCTGGTGCAGTGCTTACGTTCAACCCAATCGATTCAGATACGAACGCAGCTGGCGGGACTATAGCTGAGTTCGCTATCCAAACATCAGCACTGACTGATATATTCCGTGGCGATGTTAGTACATCTGGCGCAGATATCAATCTATCAAGCTTAGTTATCGCACCCAGCGATACAGTAGCTGTGACTTCTCTTACTTATACAGCCCCTGTATAGTCAAGACAGACTTGCAGCGTTGCTGCAAGTCTTTCACCAATTGTAAAGTAGCAATTATGTAAGGAAGATCAGTGGCAGAAGTAAGATATATAGATCCTGATGCAACGGGTGGCACTGGTTCAGGCTTGGATTGGGCAAATGCCTATACTTCAATGTCTGCTTGGAATGCTGCCGAAGCTAAAGATCTAGTTACTGCTGTTGATACTCATACGGTTTACTGTCGTTCAAGTGCAGGTACTGCTGACACTCAACGTGTAGCAATACTTACCTCAAGTGGTTGGGTTACATCTGCTACCAATAGAATCACAATAATTGGCGATGCTACAGGCGGTGTTTGGGATGATACAAAATACCGCATACAGCACACTGCTAATGGCAACTATCAAGACACGATCAGAATCAATTTAGAGGGCGTATCGCTTCTAAATCTTCAAGTCGGTATTCACACTGAAGCTAATACATTTGCTACACCAATAAAGCTATTAATTGCAACTGGTGGTGCAGCGGCTATAAACATTGATAAATGTATACTTGCTCCAACCAATGGTGTTGGTGGTACTACTTATGGACTTTATGGTGACGGTGCAGCAAAACCTCTTACTGGGTATGTGAGGGTAAATGACACTATAACTTACGGTTATACTCAATACGGCATGATTGTATACAGTAATGGCGCAACAATTGATTACGTTAACTGTGTGGCAATTGCCGGTACAAATACAACTGCAACAGGCTTTGGGTCAAACACATCTGTATACAATGCCGTCAACTGTATATCTCAAAACAATGTAACCGCTGACTTTGCAACTACCCTTGTTGGCGCATCTTGCACAAATAACTTATCTGAAGACACTACGGCAACCACTATTGGTACAGCTGGTGTTGCCTCAACTGTACTCACATTTAGAGATGCCGCAGCTAATGACTATCACTTAGCCGCCACAGATACCGCAGCTATTGGTGCTGGTGTTGGCCCGACCACAAATACAGATGTCCCAACTACGGATATTGATGGAGATGTGAGATCAGGTACAACCACTGATATAGGTTTTGATCTATATACCGCTCTTGCTATAGCAATGTCTAGCCCAACGTTTGATCTAGCAAAAGACACAGTTAATCAAGTGTACAGAACTGACGTATCTGGGCAGTCTCGTTACTTACTGGTTGAGAATTTTGTAGCTAATGGTGGCATTACTTTACTAGGATCGACAACCACCAATTCATCCGGCGCTGCATTTATACGTGAGACTGATAAGGTCTGGATAATCCATAATGGCACAGCCTATATTGATGAGTACGAATCATCAGACCTGCTTACGCCTATACGACAAATTGATCTAACTACTACACTTTATGATACAGAAGGTATTTGTTGGATGGGATATAACTCAACTGATGATGCTTATGAATTCGCTACATGTTCTGAAAATGGTGGAGTTTATATAGTAGAAATAGTTCAAATCACTTTGGCACAACTTGTAAGTGCATCACCATTTTCAGTTGGAGCTATACAAACCCTTACAATTGCACCTGCTGGCACAAACACAAACTCAGGTGCTGAAGGTTTAGCATACGATAGATATAACAATGTGTTTTATGTAGTAGGCGAAGGAGAAGAAACGTCTACCTCAAGAAAATTCTACAGGTTTGTTAGACCAACTAACCGAGTAACTGATTACACTTATACAGATGCAGAACTTACAGTTACTGAACCATTTGACCCAGAGGTTACTTTACCTGCATACAATGCATTATGGGTTTCTGGTGCAGTGTTTGACTTATCAGATGTATTTTTTCACGAAGGTACAGGAACAGTACTGATTACATCACATCAAGGTGATATGGTAATCCAAGTCGATCCATCAGATGGTACAGTATTATCAGAGTTCTCAATAGCGGGACTTCAATGGGAAGGAATAACAATGGTAGGCGATAGATGCATACTTATAGAGGAACCTAGAAGCTTCCAACTACTTGATTACGTGGCCCCATAATGCCTGCTCAGTTTATAAGTGGTGAACAAGTAACAGGTAGTGCGTATGTTGTACCAGCAGGCACAGACCGCCAGATGTTATACATGGTTACCGGCGAGAACAGTGGTTTTGCCAGTGTACTAACCAATGTAACTTATGGTGGTCAGGCGATGACCCCTATAATTTCTGATGTCATTGATGGTAATCAACTTTGGGTTCACGTCTTCATGTTAAATGAAGCCGGTATAGTCGCAGCGACTGACACTAGCTTTATTGAGACTTGGAGTTCAGGTACCGTAACGGACACAACATTTGCTTGTACCCTTTCTGGCGTACACCAAGGTGCTCCGATAAATGCACAGTCACTAACCACCCACCTATCAAACGACCCTGTAAAACCAACCGTATCAGTCGGTGATAATGGATTACTGTTTGAGTTAGTCGGCTCTGGCGGAACCGTAACCAACTGGACGTGGACTAATTTTATAGAAAGAGTTCGCGATGCTAACTCTGGAAAAGACTTTGCGATAGCTACTCAAGAAGTTGTTACTAGTGGTCTAATACAGACAGAATTTGATGACGGTATTATTGCTAGGTCATACCTAGCGGCAATTGCATTTAATGAGGCGAATCTAAATCCATACGTAACAAATTTTGTTGGAGCAGGGTCAGGTGCAGATAGTATATATCTAGGCGAACTAGGTTTACTATCAGGTGCGAACTTTGAAGGGACTCGAAATTCTGGCGTTGTAATACTTAGCCCTACAACCGACATCAATGATGTAAACGCCTACACCGTAACGACATACTCAGGTTGGACAGATGGCAGTATATTCTTCATGCCATCAGCAGACGCTAATTTAAAAATAGGAACACTGTATGCGTTTGTAAGAAATAACAGTGGGTTAGAAAGTGCTGCTTTACCTATTACGTTGCTGCCAAAACAGCTTAAAGCATCTAATACTATACAAAGCATTAGTCCACTTGGTATATATAAAGATATAACTGGTATAGAGCTTGGTGCTGATATTGTAGAGTACGATACAGTATCTTCAGGCGGTGGAACTGTTACCGTATTGTTGTCTGGTATTGCAGAGATAGCTTATAGCAGCACTGTACCTGACTCAGATACATTCGGTTTCAGAATATTTGACGACTCACTATATGAATATACTGCAATCAGTACTGCAACTGTACAGAACGCTGACAAGACAGGCTCAGGTACTATTGCGGCTCAAGATGCTATATCTTCAGGTTCCGGCGAAAGATCAGTTACAGGCTCAGGTACTATTGCGGCTCAAGATGCTATCTCTTCGGGTTCCGGCGAAAGATCCGTTACAGGTTCAGGCGCAGTTACAGCAGAAGACAGCACAGTTATTGGCCAAGCAGGTCTCGGCCCACACATAGCCGCATCAAACGGCAGTCCGCCTGCTGTATTTTTTGAAGAAGAGTTCATATTCTGGACGCTGATATACACTACATACAGCATAAACGATGGAACTCCTAGTATTGATTTTATAGGTAGTGATCTACCTGCCGGATTAAATAATACCCAAGTCTCTAACAATATAGCAGCATGGCAAGGTACACCATCTCAAGGAAGTTCAGGGGATTATACTTATAAATCAACAATGACCACTGAATACGGTGTAGTCAGTAATGAGTTCACCGTACAGGTAAGAAAACGCGTTACAGGCACAGGCGTTGTTGCAGCAGACGAGTCTACAGTTTATGGGTCTGGTACGCTTACCGTAACTGGACCAGGTACAGCCGAAGCTCAAGAATCTAATGTAGCAGGCGCAGGTTTTATTGCACACACTGGTTCAGGTTCAGCAGATTCTCAGCCATCAATCGTAGATGGCGCATCTGTAAGTGAATATACCTATACTGCTGACAATACAAATTACACTGCAATAGTTGCAGGTGCTACTTCTAGTGAAGTAGTTGGTTTAGAAGCTGGTATATATACTGGTGGTTTAGCTGTACCTAGTGGCGTAACTGTTAAGGCAATAGATGGTTTAGGTAGCGTTTATTTCACGCAAGGCTCAGTCGGAATATCAGGCAGTAACGGCATAATACTTTTAGAAAATACTGGATCAACTGTAGATGGAATTATAGCGCATACACCAACAGACGATAATTCACACGGTATTATGATTACTGGTGATGGCAATTCACTTTTAAATTGTATTGGATACAACGGTGGAAATGCTGTACATAAAATACCATGCTTTGTTAGTGGTAATAATAATTTAGTTGAAGATTCAGGATTCTTCGGTGTAGGTCGTTACTCATTCCAAATATTTACAGCAACAGGGAATACAATTAGACGCGTTATAGCTAGATGGGATTCTACAGTTATAAATAATCTAACCCAACCAAATGCTACGTTTTCTAATTACAATGCAAATAGCACTACGTGGGAAAATTGTGTTGCAATAGACTACAACGCTACACCGGATGAAATGAATTATGGTGGTTGCTTCTACTCACCACACAACCAAGGCGTTTGGCCTATTGGTAACAGGGACAATGGTTGGTATGGTTGTATAGTTGCGCACCACGATAGAACTAATGACGCACTACCATTGGGTGAGAACAACCAAGGGTTTAGATCTGATACAACCAACCCAACAAATTTATGTGTGGATAATGTTGTTAGAGATTTTTATGTACGTGATACTTTGCGTGACATTCAAATATATCCATATACACAATATGAATTTACAGATGTTACAAGAGTAGATGTCGATAACATAACCGCCGATGGTACATTTGGTGATGGTGGCCGCTCTAGTATGACGGCTGGGTCTGGTGCAGATATTGACGTCCAATATATAGATGGCGTAAAAACTGCTACACCACTATGGCCGTTCAAAAATGAAGACATAATAAAAGCAGAAATGCTAAACATTGCTGACGGCAATCGTGGATGGGCTGCATCTAATGACACCTTAGAAGAATATGTAAAGGGAACTGGCTCAACCATTTCTAGTGGATCAGGTTCAGCCGACTCTCAGACAGCTGATGTATCTGGCGCAGGTCTGCGCCTGGTCACTGGTTCAGGTTCAGCAGATTCGGCACCGGCTAATGCAGTTGGTTCAGGTGATTCAGGGGGCGTATCTACAGGCGACGGCGCTCCAAGTGCACAAACAGCTGCTGCTTCAGGTACAGGCCTACGACTCGTTACTGGTTCGGGTACCTCAGATTCAGAAAATGCATCTGCTTCAGGTACCGGTGAGTCTGTTGGCGTATCTACAGGGTCAGGTACCCCAAATTCTGAAACAGCAACCGTTTCAGGTACCGGTTTACGTCTAGTTACCGGTTCAGGTACCTCAGACGCTCAGACCTCTACAGCTTCAGGTACCGGTCTACGACTAATTACAGGCACTGGTTCAGCGATAGCAGAGCAAGCTACTTCATCAGGCACTGCAGATTTCTTTGGGGTCTTTACCGGCACAGGCGAAGTGAGCGCGGATGACGCAACTGTGTCAGGTACTGGTATTAGAATAGGAGCAGGCATAGGGTCTCTTGAGGCTGAGGACGCGGCCTGTTCTGGTGTTGGTTTACGTGTTGTGTCTGGTTCTGGCGATGTTTCTGCAGATGTTGCAAACATTTACCAAACACCACCTAAATTTCAACCTATCGGCCAAAGGTCTGTTCGTGTTAAAGTCGAGTCACTTACAGTATCTATCGATACTAATGCAAGTAAACTTACTGTAAACGTAAATTAATAGAGAGGACGTATGGCTACACCTAAAGTTAGAGTAGGAGATGACATCGGCCTTTCGTGCACCATCCTACGAGGACTCTCAGCAGTCCCTATTGACCCTTCAGCTGTTATACGTGCAGCTATTGTAAATACTCGCGGCACTAAATCTTACACCGGTTCAATTACATTGGACATGGCAGATGTTAATCATGATTTAGAAGACGGTGTTGTATGGGTTGTTATCCCTGCTGCCAATACAGGGACAATGATTCCTGGAAAAGCTATACTTGAGATCGAAATTGTTGATGCTACTCAAAAGGTTGGTAATCAAACAGCTACATGGACTACGCCAGTGGTGGTAGTTCAGACCACCATAAACTAACTGGAAGAATACTATGCCAAATTATAGTAAGAAGTCTGCTGACAAATTAGCGACATGTAATAAGCCTATTCAGGATCTGTTTGCTCGAGTAGTTAAGCACAAAGATAATACAGTTATCTGTGGCCTGCGTACTAAAGCAGAGCAAGAGAAAGCTTTCAGAAACAATGCATCTAAGGTTCAGTTCCCTAACAGCAAGCATAATGGTAAAGCACCAAAGCACGACGTATCCGACGGAATAGACGCAGCACCGTACCCAATCCCTAAAGGGTGGGGCGACATCAACGGTATATCTAAAAGTGAAATCTCGCTGGATTGGAAAGAGCGTTTAAAGTTTTACCAATTTGCAGCTATAGTTACATTTGAATGGTCTGTTATGCAGGCAGAAGATGATAAGTATAAAGATTGGATTTTAACGTGGGGCGGAGACTGGGACCGCGATGGTGACTATACAGACAATACGTTTGATGATTTGGTTCACTTCCAGATTGTAAAAGCTAAACGTAAAGCTAAGAAACCTGTAGAACCTACCGAACAACTCTAACTCCCGAGCACTTAACATGACTTCAACTGCTAACGAAAAGAAGATGTACACCAAAGACGAGATGGAAGGCCAACTCGCAATGCAAGGGCTTACACTGGGCTTAAAGACTGTAACAGACGGAATAGCTACGTTACAGAAAACGGTCCAAGACGCTGCAGAAAAAGGCGAGAGGGAATTCAGAGAAGTACTTTCCGAACTTAAACGAGAGGAAGAGAAGAGAGTGCAGGACAAGAATGAGATACGAGAAGAAATGTTTGAGAAGTTCATACAGAAGAAAGACTTGAAGATCTACCTGTCTATAATTATTGTCGTTATTAGTGTCACTACCGGCGGTATCCAGTGGGCTATGGGTGTATCTACAGCGGCTAAGAACGACCTCTCTAGAGAACTTGATAGAGAACTAGTTATAGAGCGCCTGGAATCTACACTGCAAGCACATGGCTTATCTCCTAGCCCAAGAGGTAAATAATAATGTCTAGTATAATCAGCCAAGAAATGGCCGAAAACCCTGTATTAGTAGACGGTATGCCGTTAGTAGACCAACTTATCGCTACTTACGGGCCATTGTTACTGGATACTAATCTAATATTTGCTATTGTCTTGGCATGGGCAATCACTGCCTTCGCAAAGCAGTCTCCGATGATCACCGAGACAACACCTGTAGAGGCGCGACGATTCAAGACCCGTGCAATATCTGCAGTTATCGGGTTTTTCTGTGTAGTATTTATGAAATGGGATTCACTGGACGCTAACCTAGAGGAAGTTATACAGTTAGGTATACTGGTAGCGTTTACACATGGCTTTATTTACACAGCGTTGTTCGCTGTAATATATAAAGTATCGCCAGCCACGGCTGAACTATTAAAAGGGAAATCCAAATGAAGTTTATTTATATGCTGATAGTAGCAATGTTGATGATAGGTTGTGATGCGATAGAAGTCCAAGACATTAACGTGACTCCAAAATTTGGAACATTGGTAGTCGAAGCTAAGACTTACCGAGTGTTTGATGGGTATGTGGATGACGTAGAGAAGAGGTTTGAGTACGGGGCCGGCAATTACGTATGCAATGCAGCTGACCTGTTAGTTTATACGTTCGATGACAACCTGGCATACGTTGGCAATACTGATTTGTCTATGTCCAGCTGTACTACCAAGGTATACGACTTAATTATATCTAAAGAAGGTGATCCGACAATCGAGGTCATCTCCAAAGTTCAGATAATTCAATGAAAGTCTGGGCTTACTTAGCGATCATTGCCGTACTGCTAGGAGCTGCCGCTGGCATATTTCACGCAGGCAAGGTTAGTGAACGTGTTGCCCATTTGAAGGCAATAGGTGAGCTAAGGGCCGAGTTAGATGCGGATCGTATCGAGTACGAAGCCGCGACTAATTCCATGGCCATAGCTTTGTTAACTAAACAAGTAGAAAGAGTAACTGTCTATGAAACGATTACGGATGAAATCATTAAGTATGTTAATAATTCCCCTACTTGTGATATTAATTATGGGGCTTACGGGTTGTTGTACGCCGCTTCCACCGATGGAGAGCAAGGTCACTATGCCAGCCTTACTGATGCAGAAAAGGCCAGCCCTGCTCTTACCAGCACCGATGCCTTTGCCGTCACAATCAACTGGGCAAAAGCCTACTACGAAACCGTAGATCAATTGCACCTATTGCAAGATAGGGTAAATGAGCTACGGTGTGTGAATAAGGTCACTCTTCAGTAGTATCGAAAACAGAACTAGCTGCACCGCACCAGTCGCAGCTAAGTTCTCCCAGTCTGTTCCCTTTCATAATCTCGTAACCGCATTCAGTACACTTCCCTTCTACTGGAACCATCTGCCGGTCATATTCTGTTATTGGTTCAATACCAGTTGCACTGCCGATCTGTAGCCCTAGCCACGTTAACCGTCGGTAGGTACCCTTGTTTTGGTAAGGTCTTTTCCAACTATAAATAGAAGGGTTGTTATCTTCGTCTAGCATCTCTTCAGACTTCTCTATCCAAGGTATCAGGTACCCCAGCCAAAAATATTTAAGTAACTGCATAATTACTCCAAAGGCAATTCGTACTGTTCTACGTCCAGTACACCAAAAAGATCCTCGTTCTCATTGGGCATGTCCGGCCAGTAATGGTTTGATTTGTGTTCGTTCTTAGCGACTGTGATGATCTCTAGATTGGCTTCACAGTGTAAGCCCGTAACGTAAGGATGATTGACAGGCACAATGTGATCGACGACCACGTCAAACCCTACACGCCGCCTCCGCTCAGCTTCCATGTAGAGTTCCCGTATCTTGTCCTTGCCAGCCCAACAAGGAGTTGACTCTACAATCTTGCGACTGCGAGCCAACTCTTTGCTGATCAGCTTACTCCGCGTGCTCAATGGTTATCTTCACTTCATTGGGCGGCGTTGACGGTAACGCATCTTTCTTAATATACAGTTGCGGAATGGCTGCATCTTCAGTTATATATACGTGGGTATTTTTAGTGGACTTACTGAACGTAAGATTTATAACAATCTGTTTCATTACTCTGCCCCTCCAGTGAGATCAGAAACTCTTCCAGCATTTGCCGCTGCATCAGAGTAGCCATCTTTATAGCGGCCTCCGTCCAATTTTTCAATGTTTCCAACCAAACACTCTTCACGAGTAATCCCCATGGCTTGGCGTAGGCCTTCCATGTAGAACTCTAGATCACCAAGTTCTTTAACAACCTTAGTCTTATCTATGTCACGATTGTATGCGACAATTTTCTTTACTTCGTCAAGGACTTCGCCGCCCTCTCCGCCTACACCTGACGCCATGTGCCACATGTGGATACGCTGAGGTGTCAGTGTTACCAAAATGTCTTCACCTGGCTTAGCTAATCTGCCAACCATGTCTGAAAAGTTTTCTTCTAATTGATCATTCATTATTTACTCCAGTACTTACTTAGGAAGGCATGCACAATATTGTGCAGGCCTCTGTTAAAAAATCTTCTCCAGAACAGGCCGCGTACCATAGAGATAGCAGTGAACAAGGCTACCACCCAGAAACTAGGTATGGCCGGTATGCTCGGAAATATATAAAACTCATATACCGCCCAAGAAATTAGAAAACCTGTAACCATGTCACATGACCGCTCTATGATCGACTCTATTCTGGATTGGTTCATTATTTATACTGCCATTGATAATTTTATTGCGGGGTGTGACTCGTAACCTTCAAGTTCAAAGTCATTCAGTGTTACCCAAGTCTCCAAATCTTCCAGCGTTTTAATTTCTGGATTGATTGTCATCTTAGGCAATGCTACCGGCTCACGTTTAAGCATCTCATTGACACCTTCCAAATGATTTTCATAGATATGAATGTCAGTAAGGAAATGATTGAACTTGCCAGCCTTAAGGCCTGTAATCTGTGCCATGACCATAAGTAACCAAGAGTAGCCAACCATATTGAACGGTACGCCCAATGCCATGTCACAGCTGCGCTGGTACATAGTCAGGTGAAGCTCATCGCCTTGGATACTGAACTGGTACAATAGATGACAAGGAGGTAACGCCATTCTGTCCATCTCGCCTGGGTTCCAATGCGTTACGATCTCACGACGATTATCTATACCTTGTTTCAGATCGTTGTAAACCTTGCGCAGTTGGTCGGTGGTGATGGAGATTATGCCTGGATCGTATGACTTATAGTCACGGGCTTGTACACCGTATACGCGGCCCAAATCATCTTCGCCTTTACGGTTTGGATTATTCAACCACTGTTCGTTTTCATTGGCGTTCTGATCCCAGACATTGCAGCCCATCGCTCTGAAGTCAGCGGCATTACTGTAGCCACGTAAAAAACAAAGCATCTCTGCCACCGACTGTTTCCAGTAAGTTTTCTTTAAGGTGACGATAGGAAAACCGTCAGCCATATCGAATTGCATGTGAGCCCCGATAATGCCGGTAGTATTTATACCGGTTCTGTTCTCTTTTACGACGCCTTCAGTTACGGTTTTTTGTAACAGATCTTTGTATTGTTGCATTGGTATTACTCCTCTATGGTGACAGAAACTTGCATTTCTTTCTCCAGTTAAAATTGTGTAGGCATTTGGTTTCTAAAACTGCTTATTACATTGGCCATATACGGGGCCATCATACTTGCAAATACTTCAGGGGCCGCATCCACTAAAAGTTTTTGAATGGCTGGGCCAACTACCATATTTGCCTGACCATCCCATGCCTCTATAAACTCGGCCTCAGATAAACGCGCTTTTACGTTAGCCAAAAACATGGCCTGTATTTCTTTTTGGATTAACGCAGGGGCCAGTTCTTTCATGAAATGATCAACCTGAGAATCTATTAAATCCTCCCACTGCTTAGGCGGGATAAGGTCAACCAATTCCAGCCCAACTTTCTCTGCTATTGCAGACTTTAAATCTAGTACTTCTTGTCCCATAAATTTCTCCAGTTATAGTTCAATAGTTACAGTCGTACTGGCCACTTTGTTTCTAGGCGGATGTCCGACTTCATAACAAGTGACAACATTTATAGCAACGTTGTCAGGCACTACTCCAGTCCGTTCAACAAACTGCTCGAACTTGTTGGCCACGGATTTTGTAATGGCGGCTTCGAGTTTTTTCTTCTCTTCGGTTACTTCGCTTGTGTTCACTGCATACTCCCCAAATCAATTACATTTCCAGCTGACAGCTCTTCAAGATCAGAGTGCGTGCTGTATATGATCTGCATACCGGTGCCCATTAATGTGCTCACCAACCGTGCAGAGTTTTCTTCGGACATGTCCGAACTTGGTTCATCTAAAACCATGAACGAACTACTTCCATACAATGCCTTAGCAAGACCTAATCTCACACCAACACCCATAAATGCTTTCTGTGCGCCAGATGCACATGTTACGGAACGGTCAACACCATTCTCTAAGAACCTGAACTTACCCTTAGGGTCGCGTATAATTCCTTCGATCTCATCGCTAGTGCATGTTTTGCAGAAGGTCGATGCGTAACTCAGAATGCGGTCCCAGATTGACTTCAAGAAGCGTGAACGTGAATCACGCAAGTACGAAACCAATGCTTTAGCATTAGCCTGGTCAGTACGATCCCTGCGTAGTTTAATGTTGCTCGTGTCAGCAGCTTCAATGGTATTATTCGATGCTGCTATATTCCTCTCGATCATTGGAAGTTCAACAGTCTTCATCGGTGTAACACTGGCATTGTCAGTATTGATAGTTAAAATTAAATCACTGTGAGATTTTTCAAGTTTAACTATCGCAGCCGCTTTATCAGTAGTATCACATTCTACTTTCTTATATTCAGCAATGGCCAACTCCGCCGCCGTTCTATCTGCTACCGCTTTGTCGTAGTCTTTCTTAGCGTTGTTGTAACGAGCAACTTCTGCATCAGCGGTATACTTCTTACTGGTTAGATCAGAGAGCTCTACTTCCATGCGTTTTATATCAACTGCCGCTGCACGTAAATCAGAATCTGAAGCCAGATCCAGTGCTATAAGCGCATCTACTTCTGCTTTGAAGTTAGCAATGGTCTGCTCAACATTCACATTTACTGGTGGATTGTTTTCCACGTCAGCTAGTGCACGTCTGGCATCGTTCAAATGATCCTGACAGTCTTCCAGATTAAGTGACATTGTTGCTTGCTGGCCGGACAGTTCTTTAAGTTCTGCTTCTTGCTGCTCTTTGTGATTGTCTGCTCCATCGAATGGACGTTTACAGGTTAGGCAAACTGAATTGTCCAGCGCCCCCATGATGACTGCCATCTTTTCGGTGATTGAATTACGCTTAGCTTCCTCAGTTGATTTAAGTTCTACTAAACCTTCAACCTCTGCCTTCAACAATTCAATCTCAACCTTCCACTTATTCTCCGTATCAAGTGCAGGGCCGGCGTTCACCTTCAGCCACTCATTAAGTACGACTAATCGCTCAGCGTTCTTAATTCCCAGAGCTAACTTAGATTTCCTGTGAGGGATTTCATTAGACAGCTCGGTGATCTGTGCCGTGTAAGCAGTAGCAGGTTCCGGTACTTCTTTTACTGCATCTGCCAGCATACGAATAGCAGTCAGTGCAGCTTCTAGTTTAAGTTCCTCGGCCTGCTTATTTTCAGTGGCCATTTGTATTTTAGCCAGCTCAGAGACCTTAATGTTTAGGTCATCATTTATAGTTTTAGCGGCCATCTTGTTACTGACTATCGCATTGTCCAGCGCTTCAATCTGCAGAAGCACATAAGCCTTTCGGTCTTCACTGGCCTTAAGTTCAGCCTTCATCTCTTTAGTGTCGATAAGTGTCGCACCTTCAAGCCGACCTTTGAACATTGTGACATCAGTGTTCGCTAGCTTAATTACTTTATCGATAATAGTTACATCAGCAATTACCTCTACCATCTTTTGAAGTTCAGCAGCACCGATTGTAAGTAAGCCCGCGGTCTCACCCTGATCTGAAAAGTGAAGCATGTTGTAATTAGCAACAGAGATACCAAACAAATCATCAAGATATGAATTGCATGCAGTGTGGCCAGTGGCAACCGGCTTACCTTCGCCGCCCTTTGCATAGATATTACAGTCAGCCAGTGAGCGAGTGATTCTATGATCTCCAATCTCTATACCAACGTCACACTTGCCAGTAGAGTCCCAAGTTTGTACATCATCTTTACTGCCTGGTATTCCTTGGATACCTTGCAGTGCAAACTTAATACTGTTTAGTGTAGAAGATTTGCCAGCCCAGTTAGGGCCGCGTAGAACATTAAGACCTGCACCAAACTCAAAGTTTTTAGTGCCGATCTTTTTGAAATTTTGCGTACGCAATTCAGATAACATGGTCGTCCACTCCTATAAGAGGCCGTTATTTCTTAGCTTAATAATCTCATCAGGCGTAATACCTTGCTTAATGATGTCCAAAATATCCGTAGTCTTAATAGAAGAAGTCTTCTCTTTATCTACAGGGAACCCTACATACCCAAACACAGGGCTTGTAGAGATCATGCCGTTAGCGTCTGTAAGGTACCCAGTACTTTCATCATATTCTAATAAAATTTTTGACATATCTATTCTCCAAGTTTTTCTAAGTAGTGTTCCCACGTTGCTTGCATAACTTTGTCGTCTTTCAACTCTTCAGTTATATGTGCTGGTAGGTTGTCAATTTCAGTCAATCCTATCTCTTCAACATCATCTGTCTCGATAGGGCGTAACCCATTGCGTACCATTAAAGCCTGTGGATTCGCGGCCCAAACCTTCACAATGAAGTCAGCAACTCCAGCGTATTCATCTACAGGCAGTACGCCGGTAACGTCGATGAATTGTGCTGTAGTCTTGAGGTCATCATCATTGCTAGGGAGTTTGTTGAATGACAGCGTTGCTAGGCCCTCATCTTTGCTCCAGATCCGTTCTTTTTCTATTTCATTGTCTTGGTTTATATACCAGACAAATTTATCACCTATATCAGAGAACGAAGTAGGGTGTGTGTTGCCAACCAAAACTAATCGATCATCTTTAAGCATACGTGATTCGTGCTCGTGACCAATGAATACATAGTCAAAACGATCCAGTAATTGATCAGCTACTTCAGACGTGAGGTTTAATGAAATCTCATTGTCTGCATACCCGCACTCGTAATTACAATGCATGATTACAATCTCAAGCATGCCGTCGTTAGCCGGTTCTTTTATAAGCTCCTGAATCGTTTCATCAAACAGATCCTGGCTTGATTGGTGCGGGACAGAAAACACAAGGCCGTCATCGCCAAAACTATTCACGGCGTGAAATGTCTTACCAACCAGTGGAACCACTACACTACTGTCTGCCAGCAATATTTCACTTACTACAGCCAGTGAGGACAAAGTACCTTCTCTGTTAGGTACATCGTGGTTGCCGCCTAGTACTAAGTTACAGTGTCTTGCGACTTGAGCACCTTGCATGATAGTCATCTCATCATTGTGAGATGTATCAAACAAGTCACCAAGGCAGAGTACGTTGTCTGACTTCATCATCGTAGCTGCGTCCCAAGCTGCCGTATTAAGTGCGTCTTTCAACGCGGCCCTACTACTGTTAGTAGTATGAGCGCGTCTGTTTAATCCAATGTGTGGATCTGAAAACATTCCGAATTTATGCTTCATGATTGTTTACCTAAAAAGTAGGGTTGGTATTTTATTACATCAACTGCAATCTCTTTTCTTACTTCAGTTGAGATGTGTGGATTATGGTAGAGCCGCCAATCGTGCACATGCCATAGAGATTGTCGCTTCACTGGATATGGTGGTATACCTAACTTAGGGAGCAACCTGAATTTGATAAAACCTCTGATCGTATAGCGTGGCTTAGTCACCGATAAACTCCTTAAAATATCTAGCCACCGGATGAAATGGAATCCCGTCTGGCGTTAGGTTAGGGTAAGTAATATTTAGTAACTGCCCAATGTACTTAGCTTTATCTATAAGGATTAATTCTTTATTAGCATAAGTACCTGGCGCAGTGACTGTAAACGGCTGGCCGTTGTCCGTTCGCAAATGGAGAATGCCTACACGGTAAGTAGTCTCAACACCTGTAACGCCATCGACTTGGATATACGGTTCGCCTTCTGTTATATCCATTACGATAAACTCAGCGTCTAACTCTGCTTTAAGTTTCAGCAGATTGTTAGAGCGTGCGCCGACTTCGTAACCACCGTCACCCAGCCTTAGCATGCCGCCCTCGTATCCTCTAGATACAAAGTCGTCGAACCACTTCCAGCATTCTTCCAGCGATGTAACAGGGTGGCGTTCAATAGGTACAAGTACACCGGAAGTATCATCGCAGTGAAATCTATCGACGAATCTTTCTTGATATGACTTATCAACTGAGAACGAATCATAAACATAATATTTTATTGAGTCACTTTCTGGTTGCTGCTTCTTAACCAGCGATGCAATTTCCTGAAGTGTTAGGTTGTGGTTGTAAAGTTCGCCATCAAGATACTCACCAACCTCCAGCGTATCCATAAGTTCTTCATGCATATGATCTAACGTCTGTATCCTCTTGCCTTCTTTGGAGTACTGTAAAATTCCCTCTTTCGTCCGCACCGTCGTACATCGGTGGCCATCCAGTTTTGGTGAGGTTTCTGCGAAACCTGAGAAGTCGAGGTTCTTAATTTTTTCAATGCGTTTAGCAAGCATCGGGAGCGGGTGTCCGAGTTGATTCGTATGGAACGGGCCAACCTGCTCAATGCTGTGCTTGTATCCACCATCAAGCTGGCCATTGCTCTCACTGCGAGCCTCATTCTGAGCCTGTGTAAACGGCGTTGTCTCGTTAGATTTTCCAAGGTTCTTCCCTTTCTTAATTACTTTAAGTTTAATGATCGGCTTACCGTCAAGTTTCTTAGAAAAGGTACGAGTAATAACGCCGTGACCTTCTTCGTTTTCGTGTACTTCTATTTGCCAGTAACCCATGCCTGAATTACTGCGCTTAAATAATTTTAATGTATCCAATTTAAATTCTCCTAAGCCATACAGTCGCTCATTCCGCACACAGAGAACTGTGAAGGATGTGAACGCCATTGTTGTCCTGCTGTTTTAGCAGATTCAATTACCTGCTTACGCAGTTGATCTACAATGATCGGGTGAGCTATAAATTTATTGCCAGCTAACTTGTAGCAAGTCGGTTGCTTAGGTAAGGCATGTACTGCCCAGCTATCAAACTTCTCTACCCACTCATCACCCATCAACTCTTTTGTAAATTCAGTAAGTTCATACGGCCCTAAACATTGGGCGCTTTCTATTACGTCTATTGCACCTATGCGCATTTTAATTCTCCTAAAATATTCGGACTTGTCCGAAAGTTAGTGCCCTATAGCCACCAACAACTCATCTTCAAATCGGTTAACTACTATTTCCATTGCCTCAGCAATGGGCGTGTCTTTCAGATTTAACCTAAGTATGTAACCTTCTTTCTTTAATGGTTTAGCATTTCTTCTGGCAATTAGTATGTCTCTACCATCCCAAAGCTCTATGCAATTAAGGACATCAGAATAAAATATAAACATACTTGGATTGTTAGACAACATCCAACGCTTATGCCAGCCATACTGTGAGTCACGCACCATCGATGCCATACAAGATCTGAACGTCTCATATTTTTTCGATGCCTTGCACTCAATCAACGCGGCCCCAAACGGAAGCAGCAGCATGAACTCGCCTGGCTGCGCAGTTACCGTACCTCTTGCACTTCTAGAGTCAGGGAATTTGTAAAACATTCTTCCTCTTCTAGAGCACAATGTTTTAAGGTGAGGCTCGCACTGGTCTTCGAACCACTTACCGATGTCCTTAGCTTTTGAGACCATTACTTACCCCTCAATTCTGCCTCAGCGTCTGCCCAAGCTTTTACTACCTTATCAAAGGTGACAGCATCGCCCCCTTTGTCTGGATGGTATTTTGATCTGAGTTTTTTATATACGGCATTGACAACTGCTAGGTCATGTCCGTCATATGCAAATACCTCTCTCCATGGAGGCTGAATTACTGAGTCAGGACTAGGTAGTGATGTAAAGCCCTTAAAAACTCGGTCAAGTATCTCGCCAGATCCCCATCTACGTATGCCACGCATAGCTTCAATGGTCTTTGATATGGCGTACAAGTTGTCAGCTATACGATCATACTTATCTAATGCCAAAACCTTTTGAGAGTCGCCATCCATCCACCACACTGCGGCTCCTTTGTTTGCAGGTTCTCTTTGAGATGAGTAGGGTAGTCCGTCATTACGTAGCTTTAAATCTGTAGAGATTATTACATCCCTAGAATTTATTCCCATACGCTTGAGTTCTTCCAGTACGCAGACAGTTGCCTTGGCTATAGATATAGGCTTATTCCATTTACCGAACCTGCTTCTCTCATAGTTGGTTGATCTAGTCCAACCTTCAGGCCAAGTAAGTGGAGAACTTGAAATGTTTTCCATTACCTTACTCCTTTTGAATCCTGCACTGCCATGTCACCATTGTACTGACCGGTTTTTCTGTAACTAAACTTAGCCGGTACAAACTTGTGACGGTAAAATTTAATCTGGCCTATAGGCATACGGTATCGCAGCCCTAGTTTATGGGTTCGCAATAAGTTTGTTAACTCAAGTGTTAACCGTGAACCATTAAAGCCAGGATCGATGAAGCCAGCGTTACAATGATCTAACCCGCAGCGTGCCAATGAAGACTTCATATAAAATACAGCGGTAATGTTGTCCGGTAGATTAAATATTTCATTGGTTGCGCCTAGGATAAATTCGCCTGGTTGCATGTTGTACATACAAGAATCCATACAACCAAACAAATCAGTAAGGCACCTAGGTTCCATTCTAGGCACTTCTCTAGTAGCTAGATCAACTGAAGTTGTCCTGTGAGAGCTGTTACCTTCTACCATGAAGTCTTCGTGAAGAGTGACATCTATGGAGGTGGCGTTCACTTTGTCTCTGTCAGCAACTAGATAACCTTTATCGATCAAACAAATTATCTCATCGTGAGTCAAGACACTGTACGGATTAAAGAATGCAACTATCGGATCTATTATTTTATTGAGCAGGTTCGTCATCTGTCTTCCCGTAAGCGTATATATCAACAGTCTTTTTAAAGTCTATATCCATATCGTCAAAATTATTTGCACACCACTTTAAATAACCAGTAGGTACATCGGCCATGTTCTTACCTTTGTGCTTACCGAACGGCATGATCTTAAATGCAGTAGGGATCTGCGAATACATCCAGAACTCTTTCACCGTGTAATCTAATTTTTCTAACATCTTATGGAATACAAAGTGATTAAGTACACAATCGTATACAGCGTTGTGAGCTCCTTCAGGGTCCATGTCGCCGCCCATTTCAACATACATATCAGACAGCTTATGGCTTTCAGACTCTGGGTAAAGTCTGCGAGCCATCATGTAAGTATCGATGTGAGGGAAGTTCATTATGTCTTTGCTCACACTGGCTACTACAGGTTTGTCGTAGTACTCAATGTTATGGCCTACCAGTACAGGGAATTGAAGTGAGCCTAAATAACGTATGAACTGGTCAATTACTATGTGAGTTTCCGGCGCCCATTCTATGTGCATATCAGATATGCCGTGAACTTCAGTGGTCTCCGGTGGTATCGGTACACTCGGGTCACACAGTGCGTTGAATATAATATCTGGAACCTCTTCAGTCCCGTTATCAAGTAACGCACCAAACTGTACTATCTTGGCAACTTCAGGTTCTTTAGCTGTAGTTTCCGTATCGAAAATTACCGCTGTCATTTCGTCATCCATCTTTGGGTCTCCAAAGGGCTCCCCGAAGGGAGCGTTAAGTTATGCTGCTCGTAGTTTAGCTCGCGCTTCCTGATGCTTGATAGCTTTTTCACATGAAGCCATGATCGCATCATCAGACGGACGTACACCGATCTCATCAAGTCGTTGCCAATCAGGGCCGATAGATACATCAGCCTCCATTGGAATTGCATGACCAGGCGGTGTCAGCTCCATGATATCGATCAAACGATTTGTATAAGTAATCGCTTTAGATACTGGAACCGTTGACGCAACTTCATCGTAGATCGGAGCCAGTAAGATACTCTTCGTCTGCTCCATCAATTTAGTCTTATCAACCTGCGCTAATACTATTTTTAGTATGTCTGCAGCCGTGCCTTGAATAACAGCGTTAGCTGCTTGGCGTTCCATCCGTCTACGCACTGAGTTATCAGTAGAGAATATACGACTGCTCAAATGTCTGCGATTACCGTAAGCAGTTACAGTGTAACCGTGCTTTCTGCCGTAATCGCCCATCGCCTCCTGCCAAGGTTTGATGCCAGGATATAAGGCAAACGTACGATCCATAAATACTTCAGCTTCAGGTTGAGGGATTATTAAACGCTGTGCCAATGTAAACGCAGTACCCAGATAAGCGATCAAGAAGTTTGTCTGCTTAGCTGGACGTTTACGAATCATCTGCATCTCTGCGTACAGCGGGTGCGTCTTGTCTTCAATGATAGCTTCGTAATCTGCGTAAGGCATACCTGCAATACCAGAACCTGTAAGACTGTGAATGTCCTTACGGTCATCTCCTATGTAAGCTGACATCATTGTCTCGTCACCACATTCAGAAGCCAAGATACGTAGTTCTTGCTGACTGAAATCCGGCGCCACTATTACACGAGGTTCTTCATACGGTACCCAGATATTTTTACAAGGTTCAAACTTCTCTGAGTGAGCCAAGTACACACCGCGCATATCAGCATCTATCTGATGTTTGCTGACTGCTAGTATGTTTGGACTAGTTCCAGAAGGGCGTCGTGTTACGGTGCCACAGTTGCGTATCTGAGGGTGCATACGACCATCATCAGGGTGCTTCCATAATGGGTACTTCGTGTGATACATACTGCAGCGAGTCATCGACTCTTTACATTCCTTGATCGCTAGTAAGGTCTCGTAACGCCAATCTGTTTTAGGTACGTCATTAGCGAGGGCTATATCGACAGCTAAACCATCAGTGCCTGGCGAACCTTCTAAGTTATACTTTTGACGGCCACTACCAAAGGTTACCTTAGAACGTAAGCGAGTCGGTAGCCCCATCATTGCGTAC